TTAAAACCTTGGTTCATCATTTGATTTGCTTTTGCTGCAACCTGACTACGCATTTCAGGAGTCAAATTTTCCAGGGTTTCTAAGGCCGCCATTCCCTGGCCTGCTTGACTCACTTGAGCATGGTACTTTTTAAAAGTTTCTGCTTCTACTCCATATTTGCCTGCAAAAGCAATAGGGTTTTGCAAAGCTTCATTCATTAAACTAGCTGAAGTTTGTTTTTTTAATTCTTGTTTGATCTGTCCTTTACCTTGACGCAACACTTCAGCGGCGCCACTTTGTAATGTTTTTTGTCCTGTAAGCCTACCAAAATTAGCTAACGCACCTTCTTGATTTTTTAACGCTTGTGGATGAATTGCTTTACCAATTCTTGCGCCAAGCCCCTTACCTAACATCCCAATTCCTGTGCCCAATGCCATTGCACTTAGTGTTTGAATGGCAACCTGCGGTAATGGTGTGTCAGTACCAAGCATTCCCGCTCCTGCCATTACACCTCCCAGCACGCCTTCAGTGGCTTCTTCTTTTAAGTCAGCAAATTTACCGGCTAACTGCACTTGTCTTGTCATCTTTTTTTTATTTTAAATCTGGTGTATTTAAATAAAATCCATCACTGCTTATTTGTTTGAATAGTTAGGTATACTCGGATAAGTTCCGATTTTCCTAATGAAAAAAAGCAAATTGCTTTGGATCGGTGACATCATTGCCACTACTGGTTTTGCTCGTGTCACTGAAAATGTATTGGCAAAACTGAAGGATGAGTATGAGATTGTGGTGCTCGGATGCAACTGGCATGGAGATCCGCATCCACTGCAAGAAGACTATTTAATTTATCCAGCAACCAATCGATTCCAGCAGGCTCCCTTTGGAGAAGATCGGATTAGGGAAATTGTGGAGCGCGAAAACCCGGACATTGTTTTTACAATTAACGACATCTGGATTGTTAACGAGCAGTACAGGCGTATTCAAGATCTGCACAAGGCTGGGAAATTTAAGTTTGTGGGGTACTGCCCCATGGATAGTTACAACTGGATTGGTGCGATCTCAGATACTGCTAACGATTGGGATGCAATTGTTTCGTATACAGAATTTGGTGCATACGAATTTATTAAGGGTGGTGTGCGGAAGCCGATCAGTGTAATTCCGCATGGACTTACGTCTGGTCAGTTTTATCCCACGGATAAGCAGGAGGCACGTAAAGCACTCAATCTTCAGCCTGATGATTTCATTGTGTTCAACGGGAACAGGAATCAGTTCAGGAAAAGGATTGATATTACGATCTCAGGCTTTGCCAAGTTTGCCGTTGGTAAACCAGAGGCAAAGTTGTACTTGCATATGGGGATGAAGGACCAGGGCTGGGATGTGATGCAAGTGTTCGGCAGAGAAATGAGTAAGCAGGGTCTGGATCCAAACGGAAGGATCATCATGACTGCACCAACACCTAATCCACCGTCTGTCTCAGTTGAGACTCTGAATCAGATCTATAACGCATGTGATGTAGGGGTCAACACCTGCAAAGGAGAGGGTTGGGGACTTGTCAACTTTGAGCATGCTGCTTGCAGGGTGGCTCAGGTGGTACCAGACCATACGTCCTGTAAGGAGATCTTTGAGGGGTATGGGGAGCTGATCAGGTGCGATCACACGGATGTGGACGTGAACTACGCACGAGAGATGCCCTGCCCTTCTGATGACCACCTGGCAGAGCTTCTGGACGGTCTGTACCAGGATCGTGAAAGGTTGAAGAGGGTTGGGGATCTCTGCTACCAGCGGGCTACGGATGTGTGCTTTGAGTGGGGTACGGTCGCTGCTGAGTTCCACAAAGTGTTTCAGGAGGTACTGGAAGGGACGTTTGATGACACCCCAAGTCCTGTCTCACCGGTCGCACTTGAGAAGAAGAGTAAGAAAACAAAGAAACGTAAAGGAAGTCCCAGGGAGCTGGTGGCTGTGTGAAGATGATCTCGGCGTGGAAGGTGGGACCCTGCTTCGGCGGGGTCTTTTTTTGTGCGTACGAAAGGGTAAGGAGTGTCTCATGTTGAGACGAATGTGAGACGGTAATGAGATTAGGTGGGGTTCCAGGGTGGACTTTGGGCAAAAAGTCGGACTTTGGGGGTCGATCTATCTTTAGTACACCGAAATTAAAATTTTATCCTTTTTGTACGGATTGATAGTACAGGTGTCCTGGTGTGCCACCACCGGTGGTGAGAAGTGTTGCACCACTGGGTGAGACTGAGAGTGGTTGAGGAGCGTTTGGAGGGAGTCTCGTACAAAAAGGGTGGAATTTTAATTGGTAGTGGTAGGTCCGTACTATTAGTAGTACAGGCATACTGCTAGTACGTACAAAAAGGGTAAAATTTTAATTTCGGTGCTATAAAGATAAAAAGGGGGGTCAAGTCCGACTTTTCCGCCAAAGTCCGACCTCAGCACCTCAACTCATGAAAACGACACCCACCTACAACTCCCTTTTCCGGTTCGTCCCAGGGATCGACGCACTCCCTACTCTTGATCTCAGGAAACATCTGTACTACCGTGGAGCACCCTGCGCCCATGGTCACGTCATCAGGGATGTGAACGATCACTGGTGCTACCACTGCGTCCAGAAGATCATCAGCAACGTCTGTGGATTCGACATCAACTACTTCCACGTCGACTACAAAGTCAAGTACGAGACCCTCTGGAAGCGTCTCCAGGTCGCCTCCTTCAGCGAGTGCTGGGACCAGCAGAAGATCAAGTCACGTTTCTGCTTCCCCTCCTACAGGTCCTTCTGGAGCAAGCAGAAATCAGAGAACGTATGTACTCATAAGTTGGTGTACCAGTGCGCCTGGGGAGACGTTGGTTCCCTTACGGTCAAGCGTTTGTGTGGAAACCCTGACTGTCTCAACCCTCTCCACATGGTCTCAAAATGGAACAACAACGTCCCGCCTGACAAAATCACTCCGTTCTTTACAACGTTTGATTACGCAAAACTTGCCCATGCTGCGTCCCGTGAGACTCAAGGTGCAGCACTTGATACCCCAATACAGCAGCAATTTAAGAAATCAATTACTTACCCAACTCTTGTGGAGTATCCCGAAGAGTAAAATAGAAAAAAAGATAAAAATAAATGTCTCGTTACAGTAATCAAGTAAGTCTTGCACAACGTTCCAGGACACGAAGCAACCCTTTGTTTCTTGGTACTTTTTCTACTACATCCCTACGTTATCTTCAGGGAACTCTTCAAGCTGTTTATAACGTTCAGTCAGATGGTTTTGGTGGGGGTACATACAACCACTGGTTCTCTGTTGAAATTACTAGTCCTGCCTGGATCATCCTGTCAAAAGATGGTGAGCGTTCTAAGTACGTACAGATTTCTTTTTATGACCTGAACCAGGTTCCAATTGAAGGTCGGTCAATCTTCCAGGCTGATAGTGTACGTGGAGATTTTTTCTACGATGCAGAGGATGATGTGTATCATCCCTACGTCGGTCATGCGATGGGAGCGCAGTCCGACCTTTACAACACCTTTAACCAATACCTGCTGGACAAAGGGGATGATCGCTACTACCCGTTGGGTGCTGGTAAATATTTAATTTGTGTTTCCAGTACGCGCAACGAGCCTCTCAATTACAACGTTGGTGTTGTTGTTGAGTTCCCCTCTGATGAGCTATTCATTCTCCTGGAGGACACAGATGGAAGCATTTTGTGTTTAGAAGATGGTATTGATAACGCCAATACGGTTGAGATTGGACCTATTTTCTCTGTCAACTACACACTTCCCTCTGGCTTTAACGGTTTCACGGAGACCCTGGCAACAATTAACTCTGGTGTCACAGTTGAAATTCCTTCTGGCTCGTCTTGGTTGATTGGTGAGGTCGTACCACCCACTCAAGAACCAGAAGATAAATTCCTCCTGGATCCATCACCAACCTATGATCCCAACTCGATTCACGAACACTCGCTAACGGAATGGCGTGAAGCATGGGAGCGTGAACACCAGGATACCGATAAGTTCCCGAACGTATTTATTCCGCTTGTTACTCGTCAATAAGTTGTTAGACTTTTTTCAACAGAAGAGAAGTCTATGACCACGCTTGTAGCTAATGTGCCACCCGTTAAGGTGTGGGTCAGAAATGAATATTTGTATGATCTTCAAAAGGGGCATGGTGAGTACACTCCTGGTTACTGGGTAACCTGTAAGTCTTTGACGGGTAGAGCACTGTACTTCGAAACTTACCTAACCGAATACGGCGCAATGTTTGACAAGTTGCCAATCAGTGCATTTCTTTCCTGGGATTCCGATAGTCCAGATAAACCTGTTGAACCAACACCTGATCTTCCGCTAACAGATCTTCAGTACTGGAATGGATTTGATCATGGGTTGACGGTCATTGAAAAGAATCTGATCTTCAATATGCGTTTTGAAGTGCTGACAAGAGAGCATGGTGTAATGCAAGGCACATACTTGTTTACAATTGACAATTACCATCCACATCGCAATGAACCCGACTTTTATTTTTCGGAGTTTCCAGATGAACACAAATCGCACAACATTGTGGCTTTGGACAACGGCCAAATTGGGGCTTATCCTAATAATCGCTGCCGGATGGTCGACCCATCACTGACGTATCACAATCTCAAGACGCCAGACTTCAAGGTATCAACTCGTTACTTCGATGTTGAATGCGTACCGAAGTGGGGTCGACTTGGGGAGCAAGATGATTATTTCTGGAAAACTCCAGCAGAAAAAGAAAATGAGCAGGCGTCCCAGGCCCAAGAAAAAACTGGTAACAAAACGATTACCGAACAACTGGATATTCAAGATGAGGCTGGTACCGTACCTACGAAACAGTGCGGGGATGATATGGCTTGCCTCATTAGCCACTGGAAAGAGTTCGCGCCAGATAAACGATTGGCTGGAGAAACGTGGGAGGAGAACATGCGTAAGGCGCTTGGGACAAAATTTGACCGGTAAGGTTACTCTCCATCACTACCGCACTGTTATTGATACTCTTCGACAGTGGTGTGAGGAGTTGGAACCAGGGGATATGATTGCCTTCCGTTGTGAAAGTGCTGATCCTGACAAGCAGTATCGAGTATGGGGTAAGTGGTTAGCACGTAAAGATGCACAGTACCAGTGGGTTGGTAATCCAGAATTAAAATGTTATACCTTCTATAAACAAAGGTACGTAGAATAAAAGAAGAGTTACTAAATACTCATGGATAAACTTAACCATTACATCGAGATTGCTCTTGCGATTCACGCTGCTGCATCTATTCTTTGTGCTTTAACTCCCACAAGGAAAGATGATGCCTTCCTTGGTAAAGCCTATAAAGTGCTTGAGTTTCTTGCACTAAATATTGGTCGTGCCAAGCAACGCTGATTAGTTAACTGGTTGAAACCAAAACACTACTCCTCCTTCTCTCTCGGCCCAATCTCTTGTTGCGTACGCTTCCTCTTTTGGAAGTGTTACGCATTTTTTTTCATCTCCTACTTCCCAACAGATATTTACCTTGATTGCCGGATCCCTCTTGACTTTCATTTGTTTACAAGAATTGCCCATCCTGTACTAGATCCATCAACTTCCCACCGACGTAACCAATTTTTACGCGAATACTTAATCCCATTACCAGCTTTCGGTCTGGTCGAAACATAACCACCGTTTACCATGTCACATTCTCCTTGTGGATCGTTGTGAATGAAATGAGTAGGTGTAAATCCACGCACCACTGTCCAATGTCCACCCCCTGTTGGCCTACTTATGTTTCCGTGATGAAGCCAACCGACAGCAACTGGTCTACCATTGCGAATTTCATTTTCAAGAACAGCAGAGTTTCCATTGGTTACAAACTTTGCGGTTAGTCCCAGGTGCCTGAGTGTTTTTAATTGGACTGTATTATCAGTTGTATCACCAAATTTCTTACGCACACTGTTGTATTCGTCATCCGAGCCGACTAAACCGTAATAAGCGGCAATCATCGCACAAGATGACGAGAAACATTCGCGATAACCAGTACCACTTGAGTTATCTAGTTGGTAAAAGTAAGGAACAACTAACGATTTTTCTGTAATTACTCCCGGTACACTTGGCACTGTACCAAGCTCTCGATCCATGATTTGAATCAACTTGGTTGCATAGTCGGGGTCAGTTGCGTAGCGTTCTGCTACAAGAAGATTTGCACATTCATTTCTGTTGTTAGCTCTGTTGACACCTTTGAAATGTCTGTAGTCTTTGTACCAGCGATCAACTAAGTACTGAACACAGGTTTGAATGTTGGGGAAATCAATAAAGCTAGCTGTAATTTCAATCCAGCGATCATTAACAAATTCTTTAGTTCCTACTGCACTACCTGTTCCTTTCAAGCCAAAAAAATTGTTTTTACCTGAGGTGTGTTTACCGTATCCCGATTCAAGCGCCCATTGAGCAGCAACAACTTCTGGGAATTTAGCTCCAGCTTTACGTGCAGCTCCCAAGATTCCAGCCCAATCGTTAGTAACTGTTTCTTTGGGTGGGTTTTTTTCTTCTCGATACAACCGTGCAAACTCAATTTTTTGCTCAGGCGTCAAGTTTTTATCTAACCAAACAAAGGCATCTACCTGATGCGGCAGCCCTTTGAAATAACGAACAGCGTCCAGTACATTAATTGTCATATCGCCTTATACCAGTTCATTACTACTATAAAATGTCCAATAAAAAATGCGGCCTCTGGGACCGCACTTAATTATGTGTCAGTAATTACCAGGGAACACCAGCTTGTTTGGTGGGGTGTGCTTGTTCATCTAGTTGAGCCTGGAGAGCAGCTTCAATCTCAGTAACTTTGTCGTCACCAAGAGCTTCTTTAACCCAAGAAATTACCAAGTCTTCTGTTAAGTCCGCATACGGGATGAGATTTTCGGGACGCTGGAAGCCAATACTTCCGTAGGCTCCGGCACTGTAAGCCTCATTTTTGGAATCAATCGTATAGTGAGCGGTAAAAACAAAACCGTCACTCGTTTCCCTCTCAAGCTGAGCAATGTGCCAGGTGGTTGTGGTAGCCATAGAAAAACAAAACCTCTGTATAAGTATAAGACACTATTTAAAGCTCTGGCATGTCGTATTCTTTTGTGCTGTTGCAATAATGTTTAAAAATAATCTCACTTGTATTACCAGCCCATGATGCAACTTGGGGCACAGGGATGCCCGCCTCAATCCAGCGACTGATTGCAGTGTGGCGACAATCGTATGGCCTGTACAAGTGACTGATTAATTCTCCTGTGTGTAAAGGTTGTAATTTTTTACGGAAGTAACTTTGAAAAGCAAGCCTATCCCAGGGAAAGATGAAACGATTGTCTTGTGGTAATTGCTTCAAAAGTTCTTGACATTTACTGTTTAGCGGCACCCAGCGTCGTTTGTTTGTTTTAGTGCTGTCTTTAAGACCATGTGTTAATGTCCAGTTTTGATGTACAAGGATTTTATTTTCTTTGATGTCGTCCCAAAGCAAAGCCCTTACTTCTCCTGTGCGCATAGCAGTTTGAAGCATAAACTCTGTATACCAAGCCCAGTTAACGTGTCGATAAGTTTGTTTTGCTTCCAGGGCAGCAAGCACTAAACTGACTTCGTTTCTTGGAATAACAATAATCTCTTCATCTTTTTGAGGAGCTTTTGGCATTTTAAAACTTGCCAATGGATTCCTTGGGATATATGCAATATCTTCTTGTGCAGCCCATTTGTACATTGTTTTTGTGTACATGGCTACACGTCTGGAAGTTAGCACTGGTTTTTCTCCCAGTACCCAGATCATAATCTTGCGTGCTTCATCAATCTCTTGAATGGGGCACCTGGTTAACCATTTGGTTACTTGTCTGTAATCTGACGTAAGGCTTGTAGGGCACAACGAAATGGAACGCTCTTCCATGAAGGCGAGCCATAAGTCTTTGAGTGTGGTGGGCACGGTTGAGTCGAGTAAAGGATTACACTACTCGGTCAGCCCAGGCGAGTCAAGCTCTTCCGCATCTGGTGGTACGGTATTCAGTACATACTGGGAAATAACGCGATAACACCCGAGTGCTTCTTCCATGTCTTGTCCACCGTTAACAAGATCTACTGCAGCCGTAAGCACAGCTTTTTGTTGTTTAGTCATAGATCTTTGATGCGTTCCAGGAGGTCTTCACATGCTGCGATAAATTCGTTTCTGTTCATCTCCAGGCCAAAAGTCCCTGGCTCAGCATACATATCAAACAGATCGTTCAGGAGATCATCGATAGGATCATTCATACCAACTCCTAATTACCTCCTAATTTTAACCAAATTAGAAGTTCCCGAACGGTAATGTTTTTAAATTCGTACCAGGATTTGTATCTTTTAATCCCGATCGGTAACGTCAAAGACTTGTGGGCTAGACTTGGATTTCACCCAGTGGCGTTACGATGCTGCTGCGCCCTCAGGCTTAGGTCTGGGGGCAATTCAATGCTTTCCCAGACCCAGAGGAGAAGGGGGTTACTGGCTTTCAAGGGCTGTTACTTTGGCCTCAAGGGTTTCGATGGCCTGTTGTTGCCGCTTCACAACATCCAGTAGAAGCACCGTCAAGCGGTCGTATTGAACACCGTCGGGCACCATTTCCGCATCGGGCTTGAGCTGTTTTTCCCCATCGACTTCTTCATAAGCGTCGTCAAGGTAGGTCCAGTGAACCAGCCGGGGCTCGATCTCAGCTACTTCTTCGGCGATGAGGCCGTACCAAGACCAGTCACTGCGATCTGCCTCTGCCGTAGAGCGATACCAGACGGGGCGGAAATCGAGGATCGAGGCAGAGCGCTCTTCTTCAAGATCTTCGATGTCAGTTTTGTAACGAAGCGAAGATGTGGACCGGAGAAGCTGGTTGGCGGGAGAGCTGCCACTATTCAGGAAAGCGTTAGCTGCTGATGCAGTGGTGCTAACTGAAGGAAAAAAGACGGCGCCTGCGTTATTTATCCTCATCCGCTCCGTCGGAGAACTCGCCCCGTCGGCGGTAGTGCTGAACACTAGGCGGCCTGGAGCGTCATTGTTTCCAGGTGTTCCATCAACTTCTGCTGTTATTTGAGCAAAGTGGTTAAATCCACTTCCCGTAGCGCCACGCCAAACTAAATAACCAAGAGTATCGCCTGATGCAACGCTCGTTAACGAGCCATCAGTTGTTCCCCTTGATCTATTGAAATCAATGAAAGAAGCTGCGCCCCCCGCGGTTCCGCCATAGTTTGTAAGGTTTACGCCACCAAGATTTCCGCTGCCTGTGCTTACAACAGCGAGTTTTGCGTCCAGGCGCAAGTTGTTAGTCGCAGTAGACGTGCCAACTAACAGGCGTCCGCTGGAGTCGATGCGGGCGCGTTCGCTGCCGTTATTTGAAAATAGCAGGTTGCCAGAATTTGAAATCAAATAAGAATCTGAATTGTCTCTGCCGATGACAAAAGTATCATTTGTGGTGTCATCACTGTCCCGAAGGTAAATGGCAGCGCCAGTGGAACTACGAATGTCGATGCAGTTTCCAAACCCGTTTGTATCGGTAGGACTCGTAGTGCCAATCCCTACTCGCTGTGACGAGTCAATACGCATTGCCTCAACAAGCGCACCAGCGTTATGGTTTTGAGAAGCAAATGCTAAATAACCAGCAGTATTTGCAGAGGTAGCGTTTTCTTTTGCGCCCTTTACGACGCCCCAAACCATGCTACTTGTAGAGCTAGTTGTATTGCGTCCAGAAAGCGCAATACTGCCGCCAGTGTCAATAGCAAGGTCAGAATTGCTGTTTACAAAAACCGTTGCTCCACCGCCTGTTAATGATTTATTAGGTCCGGTAACACTAAGTTGCGATGGATTATTGACGTTGGCACCAGTGTTAGCGGTGCCCGAAAGAATATCTGTTAAGAACACTGGGCTTGAAGTCCCTATGCCTACAAGGCCAGCGGAGGTGATTCTGAGCCTAGGGGCGTTGTTTGTATAAAGGTCGAGCGGTGTTGCCGTTTCCGTGCCTAAAACACCGGCGCCGTCATAGATATAAAAAGCACCTTTTACGGAACTATCACTTGAAGAAATTCTTAGGCCGCCGGATCTGGTGGTAGACGCCCCCTTAATTTCAAGAGTCGTGACATTTGTGCCAATTGAAGAAGGGGTTGTATTGATTCCGATATTCCCACTGCTATTAACAAACAACCTCCCAGACCCACCAGTTGCTACCCCTACGGTGTTGGCGGCAGGTAGATAAACTCCATTTGTGGGGACGGTGCTACCAGTAGGGATGAAAGCTGCGGCAGTAGAGTTGCCGCTAAAAGTACCGGAAGCAACAGTAAGTGTTGTTCCTGTGATCGTAGTACCTGTAATTGTAGTAAAACCAGCAGTACCACCAGTAAGTGTTGTGAATTGAGCTGTCGCCCCGGTAACTGTGGTACCAGAAACAGTTACAAAGTTTGCAGTAGTTCCAGTGACGGTTGTGCCTGTAACAGTTGTAAATGCTGCCGTATTACCGGTGATGGTACCAAACTGGCCTGCCGTACCAGTGACAGTGGCGCCAGAAACAAGTGTTCCCCCGCGAATCACATCACCGGAGATGGTTCCAGTTGCTGTAATGCTTCCAGAAATAGAACCAACAACACCAGAAACAGAGATAGTTTGATCTACGCCTGCATTGGTAAATGTAATCTCATCTACCTTGATTTGACCGTACGGCATTTGTCTCTACAAAATCTTTCTTTAATTGTAACTCAGGGCAGAATAATTAATGGACCTTGGATTATAAATCCACTGGTACTACCAGACACTACACCAGAGCACACAATTGCTGCAGTAGCACCAGAAGGTGTGGTTACATGTAATGTGCTTCCAGTGATATTGGTAAACAGCCCTGTATTACCTGTGACAGTAGTACCAGAAACTGTGACAAAATTAGCGGTAACACCGGTTACGGTTGTGCCAGTGACAGTGGTAAATCCTGCCGTACTACCAGTAATTGACGTGAATTGAGCAGTTGTACCTGTAAAAGTCTGACCTGAAACAGTTCCTGTAACACTTAATCCAGAACTGATAAAACCAGAGCCAAGAGTAAAAGTATCTCCTGAGAAAGTTAGGTTGCCTCCAAATGCCTGGTTAACTGCAGTTAAGAATTCAAAGAAACCAGACGTTGCGTTAACAACGTTACCTGTAATGGTTGCACCTGAAACTTGTGCAGTGAACACTCCGGAAATTCCGGATAGTTGCGTAAAGCGTCCGATATCCCCGGTGACGGTTGCACCAGAGACTTGCGTTGTAAAGACACCGGAAACAAAATTAGCTGTTCCTCCTGTAGCAGTGGTACCAGAAACAGTTACAAAGTTAGCTGTTGTACCAGTAACAGTGGTTCCGGTAACTGTTGTAAACCCTGCCGTACCACCAGTAAGTGTGGTGAATTGTCCCGTTCCACCGGTAACCGTATTACCTGAAACGACGGTACCCCTTACTGTGGCACCAGAAGCTAGTGTGGTGAAAACACCGGTTGCAAAGTTTGCTGTTGTACCAGTAACTGTGGTTCCACTTAAAGTTCCAGTGACCGAAACACCTGAACTAAAGAACCCTGAACCAAGAACCGAAAGATTACCCGAGACAGTTAAGTTGTTTTGAACTGTATGACCACTGGTAACAAGGGTTGCAAATGTACCTGTAGTTGCATTGACGTTGGTACCAGTAATGGTTGCCCCAGAGATTTGGTCGGTAAAGACGCCAGAGATCCCAGTAACTGTAGAAGCAAGGACCGTATTCCCTGTAATGGTTTGCCCGGAGATATGATCAGTAAAAACACCAGAGATTCCGGTGATATTTGAGAACTGACCCGTGTTTCCTGTAACGGTTGTTCCGGAGATGCGATCAGTAAATACGCCTGATACACCAGTAATATTTGAGAATTGACCGGTGTTTCCTGTGATGAGAAGACCTGACAGGAGCGAAGTAAAAACCCCAGTCGCGCCTGTGACACTTGTAAAATTGGCCGTATTTCCTGTTACTGCAGCACCAGAAATCTGTCCAGTAAAGACACCAGACGAGAAGTTGGCAGTCGTACCAGTGACCGTGGTCCCTGTCAGGGTGCCGGTAACCGTTACGCCAGAAGAGAAGAACGAATTACCAAGCGCAGACAGGGTGCCAGAGACGGTCAGATCTCCCTGAATGTTGTGGCCACTGGCGGTCAGATTTTGGAACGTTGCGTTTGTTGCGTTTACTGTTGTACCAGTAATTGTGGTACCGCTTAATGTTCCGGTGACGTTGAGAGTGGTTTGAACGTAAACACCACTGAAGTTTGCAACGCCATTTACCGTTACATCATTAAGCGTGGTAAGGCCAGAAACAGTTAAAGGTGCGTTGATTGTGAGCGGACCAGTCATGGTCCCGCCACTAAGCGTTAAATATTTTGTGTTAAGGTAATTACTAAACTCTGAAAGAGTAATTTTCTTATTTTTTAACGTCGGGTCAACTTCAAAAACACGGACGAGAGTTAACAGATCTTGCTCTGCTAAGCTCCCGCCCTGAATTGAAGGCAGTTCGGTAATCCTTCTATTTGCCACTTATAAGAATACAAAGCCTTATAAGTGATTATAGTTCGTCCAACCTCTTACTTAACTCGAATTTCAATTCGCGGTAAGTTTTGTGTAGCAAGGTTCCAGGTTGCTGGTACACCGTAAACCAAACCACAGGACACTGCAAAAATCAACAGCAGTTCTGCAATCGTCAGGTTGCGGCGAACATAAACAACTTTTGTTGGAACTTGTATTGGTTGATTGATTTCAAATGTTGGTTTTGGTTCTGGAGCTAAGTTTCCACGTTGTTGAGCGTAGTACTGTGCAACAGCCAGCTCACGTGCTTGTTGTTTCATGCGTTCCAGGTCCTCAGGGGTGATTTGACTGGGTAGTGGAATAGTCGACTGCGGTGGCTCCTTACTGTTGTCGGGTGCAGCAAAAAAATCTTCCATGAAACAAGCAGATTATCTGTAAAAAGACTAGCATTTAATCAGATTGATTGTTGGTATGACACACGGATTACGGAAAGGATTAGAAGACATTGCACATGAGCTGCGAGGTATTAAGCATATTCTTGCGTCGATGTGGCATGCACGGTACCAAAATGGGGAAACTGATCGGGTTGGTCCTGAAGTGTACGCAGATGAGTACATTTCTACTGAAGAGTGCGCTCGTAGGCTGAGCATTTCAGATCAAACGATTCGCAACTGGATTCTTGCTGGTAAAAAAAATCCAGAAAAAGGTTGGATCTACGGTGTTCACTACATCAACATCGAAGCTACCGAGGGACGAAAGCAGACAATCCGTGTCCCCTGGAACCGACTAATCCAAAGTTTTATTCGAGACACGAAACCAAATTATTTAACTTTTGCTGGCAGTCGGGGCAACAATTTATATGACACGTATGCCCGAGATCGCAAAGATGATCACATCCCAGACCCATCCGTACCTAAAACCCCAGACTTTGATGAAGAGACGGATGAGGAGGGTTGATGAAGAACCGCTTTACCGGCCTGGAAATTGGGGTTGTAACCTTAAAAAATTATAAAGAAACTTTACCGGAGTCTCTTGCCGTTCAAGTCGAGATGTTCTTGCCACCATCCGGTTCTTTTGATGATCCAACCTTGCGCCGATACCTGGAAAACTTAAAAAATTATGAAGAAGAAGACCCAAGTTTTGCAATGACTCTGGCAAACAGGTTACGGATGGCGTTCCAAGACATGACACCCGATACAATCTGTGGCAAATTTCCCAATGCTGATCTACCCTTGAAAAGACGGTTACGTTGTGTGGCCGAATATCTTATCAGGGCTGGAGAATTTGACAAGATGAGGGATGACAACGGTAAATTACTAAAAAAACGTGGTGTTCTTGGTAAGTTAGTCGTTATTTACCAGCCGCTCCCTAAGATGCGTGATACACTTATTCGTCAGGGACTGGTAAAAAAATGAACCGACGTGAAAAATTAATTGCTTCTGTGGTCGGCCCAGAGCTAGAAGAAGATAAAGCAAAGATGTTGGACACAACTCTCCGTTTAATCCTCGGAGACATGGGTGATATGTTCACAAAATTCTGGGAAACGGAAGGACCCGGAGTTATGTGTTTTCAGCCTCAGGTGGTAGAGCGCTCAATGTTCTACTTGACACTTAAAGAACTTCACGCGGCACAAGAAGAGTGTGAGCGCGAGAACAACGGCGATCTGGCGGAGACTTTTAGGCGTATTCTCAGTGCTGCACAAAAGATTGATCCAGAAGAAAAAGCTGGTTATGTCTTGAATGATCAGGAGGGTATTCGCTATTTGGAAATAGCGTATGACCAGACTAAAGATGAAGTGATCAAAGACTGATGCCTGCTTTTCTTGGAAACAAAAAAGTTGAGAACTATGAGTGGATCAGTAATCGTGACATGGTTGATTCCGCTCACTTGCTGATGGGTGGTATTGATCTGGATCCAGCTAGTTCAGCAAAGGCTAATGAGTATGTCAATGCCAAACAATTTTATACACCCAAGGAAGACGGGTTGAATGAAATGGAGTGGCACGGAAATGTGTATGTATTTCCACCACGTCATTCATATTTCTGGCATGAGCAGTCTCAGCGGTGGAAGATGACCAGGGGATTGTCCCCCACTTTGACTTCGGCCTATGCACTCTGGTGGAGAACCTTAAAAAGGAAATGGGTTTCTGGTGAAATTGAACAAGGTGTGTATTTTGCCAATGCACCGGACATGTTCTTGTACTGTCAAGATATTTTCGATCATCCAATCTGTATTTTGAAAACGAGACCGATGCTAAACCAGCATTTTATTAACACGGGCGAAATCAAGGTGCGAAATACGTGCGCTTCTTTTGTTGTATTTCTTCAACCTAAGACAAATGTGACGGAAGCTACCGAACATTTTGTTGAGATTTACAGCCCCAAAGGCCGCGTTCTTGTCTGAGTGAGCTACACTTTGAAAGCTTAGTTGACGTTATGAGCATCCTTTCAGATAAAGAAATCAAGCAACTCGCCCTTGAAGAAGGAATGATCCAACCGTTCCAGGATCGATTGATTAATGAACAGGATGGTCGCCGTTTGCTGAGCTATGGGTTGAGTTCTTACGGGTATGATATCCGACTTTCACCTAAGCAATGTTTGATTTTTGGTCGTACCCAGGCAGGTGACTGCGATCCCAAAGCGTTTGATACGGATATTCTTAAACCAGCCGAGTTGTTAGAAGATGAGAAGGGTCAGTACTTCCTTCTTCCTCCCTTTGGTTATTGTCTTGGAGTTGCAGAGGAGTATCTGGACTTACCCAAAGACGTTACTGTAGTTGCTGTTGGGAAAAGTACGTATGCTCGATCGGGGATTATGGCAAATATTACTCCAGCGGAAGCACGGTGGAAGGGACACTTAACTCTTGAGATCAGTAACTGTACTGCACTTTTTAATCGAATCTACGCAAACGAAGGTATCTGCCAGTTGCTCTTCTTCCGTGGTAATGAATGTGAAGTTGATTATCAAATGAGGAAGGGTAAGTACCAGGACCAAAAGAAAGAAGTTGTGTTCAGTCAGGTTTAACTAAATCCTCTAAAAGTACCAGAGAAGGGTTGAGGCTTTCGTGCGTAACTGACACCACCGGCTTTACCACCGGAGTCTCCCTGGCTGGGAAGAACTACACCATCGATATTTGCTTCGTTCCTAGGAGTTCTACCATGAATCTGTGGTTCATCAATCGAGGCTCTTTGCTTGTATGCACCAGCGGTTTTAGCTGCTGCCATGTACTTGGCTACTCGATCTTGTTGCCTGGTATTGCGTACATCTGTTTCATCAGCAATCTCCCGTGCTGTTTCGTCTAATCGACGAACGTCAGTGTCATACGCCTGTTCAGGATTAAGGTCTGTTACCTCAGCTCCAGAGGTACCGGACTGATTCCTGGGATCGTATGTGGGGTCTAAAAATCTTGCCATGTTATTATTTTACTTGAAGGAATTCAGGCCAAGATATAACAATGATGCACGCTGCGTCATCAATGAGTGATTTCTTAGATAACTTCATTGTTAATAATGATGAAGTAAAAAACAGGTGCTTAAGCCTGGCTGATTTTGGACAGGAGTTGGATAACGAGACCAACGACGTTCCTCTTCAAGACCTTTATAATCGTGGTTTAGTGCTCACCCAAGAAGGTCGTGAGCGCCAGAACTTACAACTTGAAGGAGGAGAGCGATGCGGACTGACGGGGTATATTCCGAGTATGGAAGAAGGGATGAAGATGGGCGCCAATCCGAAGCCCAGGTCTTTAGTCTTGGAACTGGAGGGGATGCCGGAGGACGAGATCGAGATGTCGAAGCAGCGCCGTGGTTTACGCCGGTAGATTCAGAAGACGGGTGTAAGGACGGTTTCTGTCCAATGCCTCAACGGAAGGTTGTGGATGTAGTGAACCACCCCCAGCACTACACAGAAGGTGGTATCGAATGTATTGAAGCAATTGAAGCACAGCTAACCGCAGAAGAGTATCGTGGTTACCTGAAAGGAAATTGCGTGAAGTATTTATGGAGGGAGCGTCACAAGGGCGGTGTTGAGTCCCTTAAAAAAGCCCAGTGGTATTTAGATCGTTTGATTCAGTACTTAGAAGACTGACATCGGTTCGTCATCTTCGTCATCATCATCGTCGTTACCTTCACACATCATGGCGAGTTCCACGAGTTCAAGTTGAGTCGGGCAGTCAAATTCAAGTTCGATATTTTCGCCTTGAAGGATGTCTTTCACTGCTGCCCACTCAATCAGACGGCGTTGATAAAGGTTTAACAGAGCTGCGTATAACTGGTCCCACGTCATTTCTTGCGCTTCAAGCTCTGCTTTGCGCATGGCAAATTGCAGTTGCAGAGGGAGTTCTAACTCGCGGGGACGAACAGTGTCTTCCATCTTGTTTGCTTTGTCTTCAAATATTCTAATCCCACGAGTCAAATGATGATCCCTTCCATTCATGCTCCTGGCCAAAATCAAAAGTGACTTCTAGATCGAACTGGTTTGCAAACTCGGCCAGAGTATAAGGATTGAGCTTTCGTTCCAGGGCTTCAATTGATCTGATCTGGTGCTCAGCCCCACCGTAATTAGAAAATGCACGCAGGAGAATGCCCCCTGTAGGTGAAAGAGAAGAACGTATTTCCGATAGGAAAAGTGAAGATTCTTCCCTGCGTCGATCAAGAAGTCCGCCTACTACCCGGTAGTAATGATCAAAGACCCAACGTGTGATTTGTTCTGCTACACCACGCCAATCCTCAATCTCTACTGCATCGATGATGGGACTGTAAAGGAATGGTTCCCAACCAACGGAATGAATAAAAGAAATTAGCGCATTAACCATCGAGTCATCAAGGCCTAGGTTGAGACGCATCAATTCTTCGTTGATGACTTCTACTTCGTGGTTTAGATATTCCAGTGCCTTACGTTCTGTACAACAATGCCCCTGACGCACTGGAGCACCATCAGGATAGTATTGTGTTCCAAACCCTAGGGTGTAAGGAGTTGTTCCAGTACACGGATCTGGGTACGCTTTTTCGCTAAACCCCTCATATTTCTTGATTAGTTTAATTGCCCGCGAAAAATCGGACATGAGAAATAGTTCATCTATTTCCCATAATAGTCTTAATTGAAACTAACTGTTACCCTTTACCTTGCCCACGGGACTTCTTGCGTCCGTGGGAAGGTTTAGAATGTTGCCCTTGTCCTTGTTTTGTTAACTTAGGACGAGACTCTTTCTTGGTTGACGTGTTGCCTTTTACTTTTCCCATTTAAATTACCATTTAACTTTGTTTACCACTTAACGCGATGACTCCAATATCTTGCTGACATGATATCCGGCTTTGCATCTTGAGCATTATGACGTGCATAATAAGATTTGCGCCTAGCTTTATCTTTTTCAGTTGTAGGGTTTTTACCGGCGCCTTCAACGCCTTGTTGGCCAAAGCGAATAATTTTTTCTTCCCCACCTTTACACGCTTTAACCACGTGTGACTTGGTGGGATGACCAGGAGTTTTCCTTGGCTTGTTGCAAGCCATATCATCTTTCGCTAGCTTAGCTGCTTTCGCTGCTTTTTTACGTTTATCTGACATCAACTAAACCCTTTAAACATCGATGTAAATTCATCCAAGAATCCTTGACCAGCTTTTGTTTTGGTCGGTAATTCTTCATCTTCATCAATTGTAAAATAACTACTTCTTTTTGTTTCTTCTTCCTTCTGTCCTTCACCAAAGAAACTTTCAATCGTACCAAGAGAAGCAAACGGGTCAGAGAAGTCAAGACCTGTTGTTTTTAATGCTTGGTTTGTACCTGCTTTGGTAAGTGCAACTTGTTCTGAGCGGTCAAGGTCGGGGAAAAAACTTTCGTAAAACTCATCTTCTGTACCTTTAAAACCAGCAGACTGGAACGTTTTGTAAAGCTCTGTCTGTCCCTCAACGGTATCTTTGGGTTTGTAGTCTTCTTCCCTTTGAATGTAACTTACACCTAAGATTTCTTGCGTTGGTTTTTCTCGTTTCTCATTTAGATACTTAATTTGTTCTCTGATTTCTTGTGCTGATCCAGTTCTAACGGTTTCAGTAATGTACTCCTTTAACTCATTAATTGTTCCGCCAAATTTATCAAGGCCGTACTTCTTCAATACTTCATTCCAAGTGTCTTTATCGTTTGGATCCAGTCCTTTTAGCATTTCATCAGCAAACTCTTCTGGCCGCAGGAACTGACCAAAGACTGTCCCTTGCGCCAGGGCCTCTTCGTTAAGTGCAGGCAGAATTTTACTGTAGATGTAATCGCTGACTTTAGAAGCATTTAAGATGTCATCCGCTGGATCATATCCTTGTCCTTGTCCTTTGACTTGGAAGTGCATGCGTGCAAAGGCATCTTTGTCATTGATGTCTACACCAAAGCGATAAGCTTGTGATGCCCAGTAGGGATCTCCATTTTTAGCTGCTTCCCAGTCGGCGTTAACTGTTTGCGCTTGTGTTGCATAAGCACCTTCTCTTGCTTTGTCTCCCGATGGGTTGAAATAAAACTCAGCATTAAAGTATCGTTCTGGTGTTTTACGCAACTCTTCAATATATTGATTAGCTTTCAAATCGGCAACCAATTTTACAGCATTAAGAATGTCTTGAGTCTGAAATGGGTTTTGCTCTGATTGACGTACATCAAGATACTCGACAAATTCATTCATCGATCTTGATTCGTTAAAACGCGGAATCAAATATTGATCAATGAAGTCACGTGCAAACTGCCCTTGAATTTTTACTTGTTCTTGTGCTTCATCTTTTGTAAGTCCCAGCTCAATATCTTCCTGGTACTTTTTCTTAAGAGTATCATCAAACCATTGCTGCCAGTTATAAGTGACTTCGTTATTAATACCAGTAATTCCACGCAGAGATTTTTCTAAAGATTTCTGAGCTTTATCGCCACCCATAAATGAAAGAACTCCACCAATCCCAGAATCACCAAGAATTGAATTTGTTAAATCTTTATTAATATTTGTGATCTCACCAAAAGTATCAAAGCTATTAAAGATGGCAAGCTCTTGTTCTCGTGCTTTTGCTTGCTTCATCTGATCAATTGTATCTTTTAAGACGTTCTGAGTTAACGCACCAAAACGCTTTACGTCAACAATTGCTTTTTCACCAACAGCAACGTTAAGAGCATCTTCCAGCTCAGTAATACCGTAATCTGCATTAATGTTGTACTTGAAAGCAATCTCTTTATCTTCCGGTCGATCAGACATCCGGAAGAGAACAGCAAACTCATCTGGTTTGTTGGGGTCCAGGAAGAATTCTTTTCCTTTTGCTTTCCAATAACTATCTCCTGCTTTGGCTGCTTCCCAGGCTGCAGCCACTTCTGGTACACGCAAAAGACGTTCCGTTTGTGTATCTGTATCTACGCCAAGTTGAACTGTACGTACTTGTTGGAGGTCTACATCAGTTGGTTTACGTTCTACATATTGTTTAGCCGCTGCGAGTTCTTCTGCTTTGTTCCCACGGGCACCTGCTGGTTTTCCCTGCGTTGTGTAGTGATTTAAGTAAAACCCATTCTCACCATACCGTTGTGTAATATCAATATCATCGTTGGCAACAGCAGCTTGCCATTGTTGTGTAGCTGCTGGGTTTTGAGCTTTGTAATAGCTGGGATCAAACGTACCATAGGGAGGTTTAGCTCCAAGGTTTGAATCCCATGGTTGCAGTTTTTCATTACTGTAATACGCCTTGTAATAATTTTCGAGTGTATTTTTTAAACCTGAATCAACTCCACCAATTTGACGAATTAACTCTCTTTGTTGAACATAATCACCTCCTCGTGTTGAATTAACGGCTGCCATTGTTTTATCGTAAGCAGCGTTCTTGGCTGCGTTACTTGTGTTTAAAGATGCATTTAAATCATTTAATTCTTTGTTCCTCTTATTAGTTGTTATATTGGCTTCATTCGGTACAGCTTTGGTACCTAAATTACCAGGGCCTATATATCTTTGTCGAGATTTACTCCAAGGGAACTGTGGTCCTCCCCACTGACGCCTAAATTCAATATCAGGATCTGAGCGAAGATCCGCAAAAGTTCTTTGAACTTGATTAGTTTCGGGAAGGTTTGTTGGATTATCGGTCTTGTAATCTACTTTTTCATAAATTAAATTCCACTTGCGCGAACCAGGATCATATGAAAGTCCCATCTCAAACAGCCACCTGCAATGCGTCTAAATGACAAGAAAAGATGTCGATAATCTCTTGCGACATCCAAGAACTAATTCTTTCCATCCTAGCCTGAGTAAAGAATTCTTGTTGTCTGTACCAGGTTTCTACTTCAGTGCTGCCTTTATTGCTGTTGCAGCGACGACAAGCAGGAATCAGATTGTTCCTATTACTAGAACCTGACTTGAACCTTGGGACAATGTGATCCAGGCTTGTTGCTACATCTTCGCAATAACCACATTTGTAGTCCCAGGATTTGTAGATATCTTCTTTAAATCGTTTCTTTGCTAACCTTGGAGTTACTTCGATCAGTAGGGCGAGTGGTGCGTTCTCGTCACTGAACATACTCTTTAGTTGCCGTTACCTTATTTTAAGGTTGCTTAACCGAGCCAAAAGTCTTAAGATTTGCTAAAAATCCTTGACGCACCTTGGTTTATGGGTAGTGTATATATGAACACTTCCTGTTCTTATGACTGCTTCTACCGGCTGGGTCACAGCCAACAAAGCGTGCGAGCTTCTTGGGCTCGACAAAAAACAACTGTTTAAGATGCGAGATGACGGCACCATGAAACTAGGTCCTCACTTTGCAGCTTTTAAGGATACGTTTTCGCGTGATTCGTATCGTTGGAATGTGACCAGCGTCAGGAAAGCACTGCGTAAACAGGGTATTGCATTTGCTGATCCACTTTCTTCGGCTGATAAAAATCCTTCCTGATTCGATAGGAAAGAATCAGATCCGTCAAGTTTAAATTAATTACTTTGTTCTTGATACCAGCTTCGAGTTTGTCTTGAATTTCTTTAAAGCAGTTCTCAAGTTTTGAGGGCTGCTTTTCTTTTAGTTGGAAAAGGAGAACCCACTGTGGATGCATAGGACGAACTTTTTTCTTCTTTGAGTTGATATTAATTGTGTTGTCAGCGTTCCAGGTAAATCCTTTTAGCTCTTTTGGGTGTACGCCGTAAGTCGCAAGCATACCATAAAACCAGGCTGCTTGTCCAAAAGACTTCTTGTGAAGAAGTTTGAAATAGTCGTCAACAATCGCCTGGTCAGGCGGAGGAGGGTGTAGGTGCTTCATTGGTTGGTGCGTATGAGCTAACCAAACCTTAGACCTTACTTAGCCCAGGGACGCCGTGGTGGACAAATCTTTTTGAGTCTTAATAGACTCAACATTAGTATACATTATACAAACCTTTCTTAAAGCATTGTAAAGTTATCGATTGTGATCTTATCTGTTGCAATGTTAAATATTTTTTGCACCATTGGATAAATCATTGGTGATTGACAGTTATATGGCGGAACATCCATGACTGCCAATGCACGTTTGGTCTCTTGCAATGTGCGTGCCTTTGTCAAATCTTCTTCTGTTTGTTTAACTAACCGTTGCTCCCAGTTGGCCATGCTATCTGGTCCCACAGGGAAATCAGATGGTTCTGGAGGAAACACACGATCTTTAAACCTAAGCGCATAAATATGTTTGCAGTATCGTAACTCATCAAGTAGTGGCGTCCAGTTGTCACTAATCGTCAAGATGACATCTTGTGGAACAACACTTGCATCTGTCTCGAATGCTGCAGAGCTGTAGTCGCCGTATCCAGGCATACCCTCTGCCTGTGAACCAACCGTTGCAATGTTACTAGTACTTCGTGTATAAATCATCCCAAAATCTCTGTACACTCCAGGATTATCACGTGTTGCTTTTGTATCTGTAGTAGATTCATTTACGGTGTAATCCAACTCAAAACCCTGTGGAGCATACGTTTCAAGCACCCTGTTAACATCAGGGCGTGTCATCGCTCTGTTGTCAATTCTCCCATTGGTTTTAATTTCTTCAAATCGACCAGGCTTAACAGATGCTCTGGAACTTCGAGGAAATTGACGTTGATTATTTTTCCCACCATTTGAAATAAAGGAATAATCGCGATGGGTAAAATCTTGACAAGTACATGAATATCTAGATCCTGTTACCAAGTATCTACCAACTTCAAATCCTTGTGGTGATGGTGTGGTAAATACAGCATCAGGAGTTACATACACAGAACCTGCTTTTTTAAATGTCAGTACTCCTGTGTTTTGGTTTATGTTGACAACAACTGCCTGGACATAACCATATCGTCTTTGGTTTGCAGGGTTAATCGTCTCTTTATCAATAAGCGGACCACCATCAACAACGATTCGATCCTCAAAGATCTCTGTGTTGGCAGGTTTTAATCCATTGGGTTGCCCCGTTACGGGGATGTAAAAAGGTGGAGGAAGTGGATTAGATGGACTCCAGGTTCCAGCTAACTTCACATACCAGTAACTAGCGTCTTCTGTGACGGATTCAACAAACAGCTTCTGACTGCTAACTGGATCTTGTACAGAGTCGGTGCGAAAAGATCCCGCATAACGCCAAATGGCCCAATGCATACCAAACTCTTTATTGGTTGTAGGAAAACCTACAAATGCACCAGAGATTGTAACTGATGGATTACCAGAAGTAGTTGTGTTGGGAACTGTGTAAGAAAAAGGGAATGTGTACTCACCGTTATAGGTAAGAGATGTTGCCAGTTCGTAACCCTTTCTCCATCTGGTCCAGGCCGATTCCCTGTTTGCAGAGTAGATTGAATCAGGGACGCTGCCCCTAGAAAACTCTGTAGTGATCGGTTTTATTTTATTTGGTGTTAAAGATTTAACCTCTTGGAAGTTACCAAAGCTACTTCCAATTTTTTTAGCCATCTTTAGAAGAAACCACCTTGTGCAACAACGTGCGCACCAGGGATGTAACCAGAGATGTTGGGACCGTCCGGAAAGACGCCTACGTACAGCCTATCGCCTCGTTCCAGGTACACACCCTTATTGCGTAGTGGAGCGGTCTCCCCGAGCCCTGTGGTGTTGCCTGCGGACATTGCTGGAGTAGCAATGATTGGCATCACATCAGAACAGTCAGCTTCTTGTGCATTACCAGGGATTGTTTTGGCGAACACAACTTTGTAGTCACCAGAGGCCGGGACGGGTTGTGTCGTACCACGGGTGTGGTAAAACACGAAGGTTACTGCTGGTTGATTACCGTAGTTTACCCCGTTGTAAGTAAAGCCATTAACCAGTCCACCAGAATAGTGGAGAGCTGTGTTTACCCCTGTAAGAGTGGCCGCGCCAGTGTAAGTGTAATAACCAACCCCACTTGCAGCGCCACTACCAGTGAGTACACCTGTAGCAGCAATATTAACGATCTGTCCACTTACAAAAGAAATAACAGTACCAGAAGTAGAAGCACTTACCGTGTAATCAGGATCACGGTAGAAATCATTACGAACAATCTTTACCGAATCAACAATGCCACCGCTGTTATTATCTTCGCTAAGTGTGGCATCCATGTCCACAAGAATTGCCGGAACTTGACCACCCTGCACAAAAAGCGTATTGGAAGTTGCACTACCAGCAACCTGAGTAGTTACACGAACCGAATCGTAAAGAGGACGATCTACGAAAACGGGTTGTTTATTGGAACTTGTGCTGCTCATTTACCAACTCAAACTTTTATTTCCAATTATAAACGATTTAGCCGCCCATAAAGGATTTTAAATTACCAAACGGAGTATCTGGTAAGCGCGGCATTAAAGCTTCTGGATTGTTTTGTAATGCTAAAAATGTTTGAAATGATGTTCCATCCTCATCTTCTTTTCTTGGTTGAAATTTCCAGCGTTTGCGATTGACGTAATCTGTCCGCAACTGTGGATAAAGTTGATAATCGCTTAACCCGGCAGAATAGATGTCTCCGGGTAAATAATCGTTGCTATCAACGTATTCAGAAAACCTAGCCATCAGACCTCTTCCTCTTCCATTAAACGGTTTGCGAAAGCTTGAAGATAAGATTGTGGATCAGGAATTGTGTTTAAAATTTCGTCGTAACCAGGGAGAGAACTTTGTGGACGAAATATGGTACCTAAACCTGAACCTTTAATTAAATTCAAAAAACTTGCACCAAGGCTATTACCTTGTTCTCTAGGACTTGCTGCTGCTGTAGATGAAGCGGGTGGAAGTGCTGGAGCGGGCGGCGTAAAATCTCCAAGAACACGTTGCGCATTCGCATAAAGATCACCACCTTTTTTAAATCTTTTTGAAGCACTTGCCACTGATGTACCAAAAGAATCTTTAGCATTTAAAGATACGTTTGGATTTCCACCTAATACTGTGGCGTAAGCACGTTCAATACCCATGCCAGGTTTATATCCACGGTCTTGAAAATATTGAAGAACTTTAGGCATTTGCCCGACTCGCGTTTGCGGACCCGTAATACCATACATTCTTTGTTCATTTTGACCAAATTGAATTAAACCTCTATGGCGACCTCCAGCTCCCCCAACTATGTTGGGATCCATATTCATACCGGATTCTAAAGAAAGAAACCCACCAAACTCGTAAGGATCAAGTCCTAATTTTCTAGCACCTTCAATAATCGCCATACGCTCTTCTTGGGGAAGAGTACCGACGCGAAGTTTGGCTTTTGGTTGTGCCATTGTAATTGTTTCCTTATTCTCCTACCCAATTTGACTCTGCCTTAAGACCGGGGACAAATACTGCCTGTAGAGCTACGATCAGACTCAATTTAGCAGTAAGTCGACGGACAAAATTACGGCAGAGAATCATTGGAAATAATGCAACTACACTGGCCCCCGGCGACTAAAAGTCTTGTGTCCAGTTGGTGGTCTTACCCACAGGTGTGGTGCCAAGTAACCCTAGTTTATCAAAGGGTTATTTTAAGCGGCTTTCATACGCTCTTTTAAGGAGTGCAAGCTTAGTCTGATCAAGGTCTTCCTGGCTTAAAAACTTACGTGGATCTGTAAACATCTCGGTGGCACCAGGAATTGGTGTTGCTTTGGCAAAAACTTCAGAAGCACCAAACTGAGGAACTGTTGGAGTTGGGATACCAGTAAGCGGAGTTTGTGGTTGGAATCCAGCCATTGCACCTGGTACCTGATCCATTTTATTGGCATACTGCATATCACCAGTCTGTGCCTGGAATTGACCCAGAGGACTTTGGGACATGACGGCAGAGGTAGCTTGTGTGTAACCAAGTTGGCCTGGTTTAAGTTTTTGTGCCAACTGTGGATTTGTGGTGGCCCAGATCTCAAGACCAATCTTTTCTTTATCTTCTGGACTAGCAGTGTTATAAGCTTTAGTTAATTCAGCAACACGATACTTTTTAAACAGAGGATCTTGTTCACTCAACTGAGCAATACGTGAGCGTTCAACTTTTTCTTCACGTTGGCTCGGTGTATCAACAGAAGCAAAAGTTGTTGAGCGGGGAACGTAGCTTGCCATATTCCCTCCGCCAATACCACCTCCCGCACTGGGACCAGCGGCAGCCCTAGCGGCAGCAGACAAGGCAAGCTCTTCACCACGATAGTTTTTACCCAAGTTACTTACTTGTGTTCTCGTGGCCCCACGGCGCCCTCCCATACCTCCACCGCCAGGAGTGTAGGGCGCTCCGGGGCGACTGAAGACTCCCCCAAAAGCGTTTAAACCACTAACAATTTGAGGTGCGAACTGTGCGCTTGCAAGTCCAACGTTTAAAGCCCAGGGAGCAATTTGCCCTGCTCGTGATAAAAACTGTGCTCCTTGTAGTGCAGGTCCAATCATCGGTAATTCTCCGCTAAGAAAATGTTAGAGCCAACAGATACGTCAGCAGGTCCAGGCATGGCCTGAATGAATTCAGCACCTGAGCGTTCGTAACGATAACGAGCCTGGAAAGGATCTTTGTAGTTAGGAACGTAAAGAATGTGGGCAAGTCGATTTGTCTCGTAAAGATAAATCTCATCCCAGGTCTTTAATGCTTCTTTGGCATTGCTAGATCGGATGGTACGATCCACGTCACCAGCAATGTTTTCAACCCTTGTTGAAGGCGTGGTTGCAACCTCAGTTTTCTTTTCGGCCGTATCACAACGATCGATCTGAATAATAATTTTACTATAAAAGTATGAATCAGGAACCGTGTTCATAGCTTCTTCCAAACGGGCGTAGTCGCCTGCTGGGACAGAAACCACGTAGTAACCTAGGTGATACCTGACTCTACTCTTATCAAAGTCACTGAGTTTCACAAACTACACCCATTTACTTAACATTATAAATTCAAACAATCAACTAAACATTTTCATTGCTTGTTGTGGAGAAATGTAACCAGCTTGAGGTGTGTTAAACAAATTTGACATTTCTTGTCTACGTTCCAAGGCTTGACCTAATGCTCGCGACAAAAGAATATCTTTTATTGTGGGCTGTTTACCCAGTAACTGTTCAAGAAGTTTATCTGTATTTTGATCTGGTGTGTTTGTGCTAGGAAGTTGTGGGGCTTCCGGAGGAGCGCCTAAAACATTTACATCGCCCACTTCGGGTCGATCGACATTACCGTGACCAACACGAGCAATAACTTTTCCACTGGGATCTAAGGACTCAGAAAAATAACCATAACCACCACCAGATCCCCTGCGCACTTTCCCACCCGCAACAGCAGGAATATAAATAGAAGCGTCTTCTACCGCCCCTTTATCAAACCTACTTTTTCCTTTAAAGGGTACGTAATAATCAAAAGACTGCCAGTCAGGATGTTGACTGTGACTGTGTGCCCCCGCAGCTCTTTCTAATAAATCTACTTTTTCAGCCAGTTCTGCATTGAGATTCCAGCGGCGACCTGAAACTGCTGGATTAGAAAATTCAATCTCTCTACCAATTGCTTGTTTTTGACGCGCCAAGGCGTCAAACATTTTTACTCGTTCAGCAATTGGCAAAGATGATAAAAGTTTTAAATCAATATGATATTCATCACCTACTCCACCCTTTCCCTTTGGAGCGGTAAAACCAGATCGCTCTGTTAAATATGACATTATACTTTTCTTTTTATTTTAAAACTAAAAAACCCCTGATTACTCAGGGGCTTGTAGTTGGAGATGTTAGTTATACACGTACCAGGTCTGCGGCAAATACTGCATCCCAATCAATTCGTTTGATTTGGCGTAGCTGCTCAAGACTACTGAATCTTTCACCAGACAGGGACAACTGAAGGTCCTTGATTTCTCGGGCAGTTTTCAAACCAATTCCTTTGATATGGTCTGCAATCATTTGTGCAGTAGCACCATTAATATTAAGACGCGTATCGGGTGGAAAATTACGAGGTTCCTCGTTAGCTGCTTTGTCTTTTACTTGAAGAGTCTTTACTTTTTTAGTTGCCGACTCATCAGGTTCAAGTTCAGTTTTGTAAGCGGTGTAAAGGCGACCGTCCTGATCTTCGACCATGAACCAATCGCCTTCATCCCACTCACTAATGATTCGTACCCGTGCACCTGTTTTTTTATGACGATGCAAGAGTAACTCTGTGGCAACTGACATAGGACCAAGAAAATACCTGGTCCTAGTTTAACTCAGTTACTCACGATGCGGTTGACCAGATAAGCTTCGATGTCGTTGTAACCAGGAGCTTCATCGGGTTGGATGTAGCAGACTTCAACAACAAAGTAACCGGTACGACCAGCAGCTTTATCAGCAGCAGAGATGTACCAACCAGCGGCGGTACCAGAAGTAACGGTAGAAGCAGTACGGGTAAAGACGCTATAAGTAGCGGCTGCAGTGTGAGGCTTGTAGACGTTGCCATCGGTGATACCAACAGCACCGCTAACCACGGGAACGGGAACAGCAGCAACTGCATTGGTACCAGCAGCAAAGAAGATTTCACCTTCTTGCGAACCAGACACGGTAGAGGCCAAGTTGACCTGGGCCACACCTTCACCAGAAGCTGCGCTGGAAACAAGGCCAGTAGCAAACGAGATCACACGGCCAGTAGCGGTGTAGATACCGGAGGCAACGCGACCATCACCCCAACCGGAAGCAACCGACATTGCGGTGCGGTACACGTAGATGGGATAGGTGGAAGAACCACTGATCACCATGCCGGTGATATCAGTACGGGTATCGTCTTGGCGGTAAGGCGAAGGAACGATAACGCTACCAGAAGCAATGGCACCATCACCAGAGGTGTTGGACACTGCAACATAACCACGCTGTTGGAAATAACGATAGCCAGGGATAGCAAGAACCGAAGTAGGACCTGCTTCCGAACCGTCGTTAGCACCACTGTAGTCAGTATCAATATTCTTGTACCAACCGTTGAGAGGCTCTGCCCAGTTGCCGGGGTAGATTTTTTTAGACGAAAGGTAGGACATTTATTTCTCCTTTATGTATGTTTATGTTATAGATCAGACGGTACCGTCATCAGAGACGAAGCTGTAGGCAGTGGTGATGAAGTCGTTGTTCAGAACTTCAAAACCAGCGTACAGTTGCCAGATCAAGATGATGAAACGGCTAAAGTCATCGTTGTTATTGATGAGCACTTGAGCGTTCGGACCACCGATACCAACACCAACGGCCTGAGGACCGAAGAAGAAACCTTGAGCAACGTCTTGGTTGGCGTAAGGAGCACCACCAGTAAACGAAGCAGCAATGGTCTTGTTGGGGAAGTTGGTCGATTCGAAGAACTTAACACCTTCAAACTGAACACCAGTCGGCATGACGGGTTCACCAGCCAGGAAGTAACCTTGACCAGCCTGGGGACCCATGTAGAAGCTGGCGTTGTTAGGCATCATGGGATTGCCCATGTACATGCCTTGACCAGGGTTGCCGCTGTAACGGGCGATCTCACGGAAGTCGGGGTCACGACGCAGATGCATCATGAACACAGGATCGCAAATACAACGATACAGACCATCAGCAAAGGTCGGAACGTTACGCTTGCGCAGATCCTTAACAACGTTCAGCAAGTCGGTACGAACCGAAAACTGTTGTTGATCAGCAGTATATTCAGCGGCAGTGTAGGTGATTTGACCAGAAGAATTCTTGGTCTTACCACCAGGGAAGAAGTAACCGCCTTGAGTGCTGGAAGCAGCGCCATTAGCTTCTGCTTTGGACAGTTCGTCAATGAAGACGCGGTCACGCCAACGGCGATAGTCGTCAAGCAGCGTCAGGCTACCGATTGACTGGTGGAACATGTTGAGATTACCAGTGTCCAGCAGAAGGCGCTGAGCGGTAATCAGAGTTTCGCGAGCAATCTTAAAGGTCGAAGGCTGGGTCGGATCGCCAGGATCAGCAGGGCCAGTGTATTCGTTAAGCACCACCAGGACTTTCTCCTTGGTGATGTTACGGCTATTGGCGGTACCAATGGTTTGGTCAGCCACACGAGCACGGCTGTCCTTAGTGCCAGGGTTACCCCAGAACTTGTAGCGATCAAGTTGAACAGTTTGACCAGGTTGACGGGTAAAGTCGTGGACAACCACAGGCTCTACCGCCATCTCACAGATATAAGCGGGGTGAGGGCGATACAGCTCAGCACCCAGAATCTTAGGGAAGTCGGTATCAAGGAACACTTTAGTTTATCCTCCAGTACACAGGACGATTATTTGGTGAAAGATTCAGACAATAGATATTGTCTCATCTAAAACAAATTTTAACAGTTGATAATTTATCAACCAAGATATTTAAGCGTAGGAGTATAACTCCGGGCCATCGGAGTATTACTAGAAGCAGCAAGTTCGGGATCAGCAATTACATTTTGCTGGAAACCTGGAACTCCCATTGAGCCGGGGATGGCACCAAGGGCTACACCACCAAGGCCAGCAGCGACTGCGGAAGCAGGAACAAGGCCAGCAGCTAAGCCACGCCCAATGTTTCTTTGAACATTCTGCGTGGGGAAAGGTAGTGCTGCAGAGATTCCAGCATAAGGGCTACCAAACAACCGTGTATCTACTGCGGATACAACATCCGCCGCAATGTTAGCGGTTCCGCGGCGTAATCCCTTTTCAGGAAGATTACGTGCAACATCACCCACCTTGTTACCAAGATTGGATACTTGCTTTTGAGCTGCTGAAATTAAAGCCGGGTTGTACTTACCTGCAAGACCGCGAGCACCAAGCAAACCTGCTGCCCCACCCAGGCCTCCAGCAATACCGGCAAGTGCAGCAGAACCTGGATCTTCACCTTGGGAGAGGGCATAGCCGCCGGTAGCTAAACCAGCGGCAGCAGGAATACCCAGTTTAAGAAGTGGACGCATGGCCTCACTCCATCACAAACAGTTTGTTTGCCAGGACTTGAGGTTGAGCTTGGTTAATGACGCGCCAGGCATTCTGTGGGTCACGAGCCATCATCTCATTAAACGAACCCCAGAAGTTCTCAGGTTGCTGAGGAGCGGCTGCAGCAGGAGGAGCGGGGAACTGACCATACTGAGGATTCACAGGCTCAGTGCGATACCCAGGAGTCTCAAGCTGTTGTTCATTTTCATACACAGGATACGGACCTTCAGGACCGAAGAACTTCAGCGTGTAATCGCTCAGGACATCGGGATTGGTCAGGATCTCGTTGTAAGCCAGGTTTTCCTGGTGCTCATTAACGGCAAACTCAGCGTAACCCTTGATGGTATCAGCGGCGCGGTTTCCCCACGCGACGGCGCTGTCCAGCATTCCTTCCAGATTCAGGGCGTAGTTGTTCAGAATTGCCGGTGTTTCGATTCCGAACGCGTCCATCACCTGACGGCTTTCCTGGCTCATTCCCACCAGGTCGGCCACCTGCTCTAAAGAGACTGTCGAGGAGGTTTGGGAATAGTTGGGCGAGTATGCCGGGCTGGGCGACCAGGTCTGCGGAGCCGATTGTTGCGTAGCTGGGCTGCTGACTTGACCGAAGTTCGCCGGGGCGTACTGCGGACTCGGCGCTGAGGGTTGACCCTGGAACGGGGATTGGACTGGTGCGCTCAGCAGGTTCACCACCTTGTTGAACGCCGATTCCCATGGATTGCCCTGGGGCGCTTCCGGTTGGGATTGGGGGGCGTACTGAATAGGGGCTGATTGGTAGCTGGGGGCTGCCTGAGGTACCGCTTGGGGGTAACTGGTACCCACCTGATACGCCTGAGGTGCCACCTGGTAATTGACCGGTTGGCTGGACGGAGCCGGTGCCACGTAGCTGCTTGGTGCCACTGCCGCCGGTACTTGGCTCGTCTGTGGGATCGACTGGACGGTAGCGTCCTGCATAACTCATCTCCTTTTGTAATGCTTCAAGAGTTCGATACAGATATGGGGTTAAATCCAGTCTTGGATCTGCAGCCATCGGTAAGTCCGGTGATTGCGGATGAGGAGTCTGCATCATGCCCCCCACCAGGCGTGCGAACGAAGAATATGCATTCTGTAGTTCACCCACCATCCTGAACGGGAACCCAGATAACATCTCGGCCCGTTCCTCATCCGTTTTTGACGGGAAGAGGTATTTCAGTGCTTCAATGCTATCAACACCTAATTCTTGTAAGTTTCTAACAACAATCGAGTTGTTAAGAATGTCTTGCGTTGAATCTTCGTACACTGGTCCGAGCCAGCGCCACTGAATAGTTAGATCGCCATCTGGAATTAAACCAAGGACACCAGGAGGAATTTGTTGTGTGCGCACACAAGCCATCATCAATTGCTTGATGCGATCTTCAAACCCAACTAAGGCATCTTTATACATCTGCACAATACTTTCATCTGCACCTTCGTCAGGCTCCACAGGCTTCTCTAATCCTGCAGCAGCAGCAAGCGTTTCGCGGAACAAACGTTCTTCTTGGAAAATAATGAGTTCCAGGCAACGGCAGATGCCATATGTGTAAATAGAATTTGCTTTTTTCTTGGATGTGGCAGAGACACGACCAAACAGTGACTTGTACTCAGTTGCAGTCACACCTGCAGAAATTGACAACTCGTCAACACCGCCAAGTGCCGTACGAATCTCTTCTCGATATTGGCGAGCAAACGCGTTTTGATCTCCAGTAATAGCATCTGGGACAATGTAACCAACACGATCGTTTGGTTCCAGGTTGGCAATAATCCTTGGAACACGAATTTGACCATCCATTCCACGGCTGATTGGATCAGCCTTAAACATGGAACGACTAAGAGAAGACGGGCTTGCAAACCCAGAGTTGGCAGCGATTGATGGGCGCTGTACCACGCCTTCTCCACCTGACTCAATCAGATCAGTCTTGGGACGAGACGAAAGAAGAGTTGGATTACCAAAGAATTGAACGTTCTTCCGCATCGTACGAATCATCTCGTCATGCGTAACAATATGATTTGCAAGTGAATCAAACTCACCAACACCTTCAGTAGAGAAACCTTTGGGGTTGTTGAAGATCTCTACACAAGGAATAAATCCAAGAGTGTTGCGATAAGTTTGTGTTTTGCCTGGTACCACAGACACAGGTTGGTCAAAAGAGAGTTCACCATCTGAATGAGTCTCTTCAATAGTCTTACGTTTGATTGATAATTTTATATACTTCTTTTGGCCTGGGGAACCAAGGCCATCCATCCCCGTGATTGAAGTTTGCTGAATATCTTGATTAACGCCAAAACCATTTTTAACTTTATAACTGTAGATAATGACAACTTCATCAAGCTCTCCATCTACGTTGTAGTAGGTACGATACTCGTGCTTCCTGAAAAAATAAAGACGGTAATTGCTGATAGTAGGCCGGATGTAAAACAACCCCTGGCCATCACACAAAAAGTAATCCCAAATGGAATCAAGCCTTGTGTCAATCTGATTGTATTTAACTACGCGATCAATAAAATCTTTGCGTTGATTACCAAAGTTGTCTTGAGCTGGGAAAAATTCTACCCCCTGGCGGATACCAAAGAGTTTCATTTGTGCCAAGTGTGCTGCTACGACACCAGTATCAACGCCAACCCCACCATCTTTTTCAAGATAGGAATCAACAATTTCTTTGAGCCTGGATTTAGCGTCTGCAGACATTAACTATTTTCAACCCACTGGAATTAGTTTAACAGTTTTACAAAGTATTAGTAGACCATTTTATTTTGAAATCCAGGGGGGACTTGTTGTCCCATTTGTGGACCGCCATAAAACTGAGCGTTAGTAAGACCAGCCATATTACCCATGGCGGCACCTTGCATATTGTTTTGTAAAGAAAGCGGAAAAAGTTTAGCTCCCCCTGGCATAATTCCCCGTTGCCTCAACTCATCATTTAGTTGTTGATTTTGTTGCGTACCACCTTCATACAGTCTTTTTAGTTGTTCCCCACTTCTTCCACCTAAAGCGCCAGGGGTACGGTTAATATCAAAACTGGGATTACCAGCCATTAATTGCTCTATACCAGCGTTACCCATGTATCCGCCGTAAAAACCAGCCATGTCCCTGTTATTATCTTGTTTCTATCTTACTCTTCTATAACTTCGTAACCAGACTCATCATTAAGTTTAGAAAGGACAATACCTTCGCCTTTCAGATCCCACGAAAGAATATCTCCTTCTTGCCAACCGAGTTCTTCGATGATTTCTTCGGGAAACTCAATAAAAAGTTCTCCGTCTTGATCCTCTTGTACTTCGACGATGTAGCTGGTCATTTGAGAAGGCGATCCATCATTCTGTCCAGCTTACTATTAATTTCCTTAAAGGTGTCGTGCATGTGCTGAATTTCGCGAAGAAAATCAACTTTTAACACGTACTCCAGTGGCATCCGATTAAAACTTTCGTCAAGATGCTCAAGTTTTTTTTCTTGAATTGTCACGCGATCAGAAAGTTGTTTGATTCTTTCATGCGACCTAGATAGTAACTTATTTGCGGCCCAGGTACCACCTGAGATTCCAGCTACACAAGTTGTAACGAGGATCGCCAGGTACTCGGGTCCCATGGCAAAAAGATTTTCTTTTATTCTAAGATCTAATAATCAACCTGAAGAGTACCTTTTCGTGTTAATCCATTGATTAACCAAACAAGCGCATCAACACAATCGTCGTGACTACTCACGCCAAAGTTAGTAAGCTCTTCAAACATTGAAGTAAAGTTTCGATACCGATTGAAGATAACTTTTCGATCTTCAAAAAGACCCATGCAACCACGGAAGCGAGCAAGTTTATCTGCCCTAAAACCTTTAACGGCATGCCAGTTAATGTTGTAAAGATTCTCGTTTCTCAAACAAATTCGTTTGAAGTCAGCTTCAAGAGATGCTTGGTACGCTACAGCTTCTGAGTAGACATCACAAGTGTTGTACGTGGGGAAGTAATTGCCGTTCTCGTCGCGCCCAAGAATGGACCAATCATTAAGCAATTCTTTAAGAGCATCTAGTTTTTCTAGATTACCCATCACTCGCATACGCCGGTAATCAATAATGTGAATCTGATCACCTAATTTTCCACCGAGCACAAAAACGGTGTAATCATTTTTTTCTTTTGTACCAGCGGAGAGGTCAACCCCAACAGCCAGTGAATCAAACTCAGTAGCAATCTCTGCTTTGACCAATAGTTCAGGCGCCAATGACAACTCGTTTTGCCTGACAATTTGATTCATGTACTGGAAAGAAAAAGCAATTGGTGCTTGCCGTTTCTTTTCCTTTAAGTAATCCAATGACCACATCTCGGGCCAATAAGATTCTTCTTCTCCAGTTATCTCATTGTTTTGGATTGCAGAAAGAACAATCTGCATCCAATTATTTTGTTCATTAAAAGTAGTTGCATGGATGTCATCATGTCTGAATCTGGTACCAAGACAGATTGCCCTTCCCCCTTCAAACATGGTGGGTGCAATCACAGCATTCCAGTTATCCTGCATCATCTTCCTGATATCAGGGTTGGCAATATCTGATGAGCTTTTGATTGCGTCATCGATGATTACCAATTGGCTACGCTTAGAAGTAACTGAACCTTTTAGGCCAGCAGCGCAGAGTGTAAACTGTTCTTCACCAGCAATATCAATACCAGCAAAACGATGATCAATTGACCAGTACTCATTACTGGTGACATTCTTTAAAAGTTTTACTGTCGGAAAAACATCTTGATATCTTTTGCTTTCAATAAGTCTTTTGATTGTTGCTGACTTGGAACGAGCAATATCAACCGTGTAGGAAAGATAAAGAATCTGCAGTGGACGTTTAGCTGCTGTATGAATACCAATAGCCCAGGCAGCAAACAAACCTGCAACAGTCGATTTGGCACTTCCGCGTGGTGCTAATAGATCAATATTTGGACCGGCAATCTTCAGTAAACAAGAGCTGTCTTGGTTGGTAACCAATTGACGGTGCCACTCTTGGTGATGTTGGGCAGGTGGTTTATCTGCTACATACTCACAGAAATAACCAAAGTCTTCTCGTGCCAGCTCCAGAAGATCTTCATTATTTTTTTTACGTACCCTGTGATTCTTAGCAGCAGCCTGGGCGTTACGTCGATAAGCTTGATGAAGATACGCAGGCACAGAAAAGACCAGTTAGTAATCTGATACTAACCTATTCTTCTTTTTTACTGCGTTTTTGTTCTTGATACTTACGTGCTTTATCAAGAGCCGCTTTACGTTTTTCCTTATCGTTCATCTCAGTACCGTCTTCTTTCTTGGCTTCTTTCTTCTTAAAGTGCTCAAGAAGCTCTGGTGGCATCTTACTCATTAGTTCTGTGCTGCAGTACCACGGATACGATTAATAAGCTCTTGATACTCGCGTGTACCTTTCTCAGGTAGACGAGTAGTTCTCCCTGGTCCAAAGACAATACCAGTCCGCAGTTGCGACTCAGGAAGGGGATGTTGATAGTTTGGTAGTTGTTGCATTACTACTATTCACTTAATTGCATTTTAGCCCACACTGACATTGATGCTTCTTGCAGGGGACCTTCAATTGGATCGTCTTTAAAAATCATCAATAACTCACGAATGGCCTGGTCAGCACCAGCCATCAACAAACCTTTACGATCTTTATTAGCTGTATAGTTTTCTACCTGTGCAATAGTACCGCGCAATTCTTTTTGCATACCAGCAATACGTGCAACTCCTGAATCACGTTTAACAGCAAAGTTTTCAATATCTTCCCTGAGTTTACGGATGTCTTCTTGCATCTCCATGATCTCAGCAAGAAGTACACTCCTGTGATCAGGCTTTGAGTAGTGTTCGTTAATCCAAAGATTACAACAAGTAATTGAACCGTTGTAACCAAGGAACCGAGAATAAAGATAAATTTCAATTACTGAATTATTACTTTCAGCAAACGCAACAAAACTTTCCCTGGTGGGAGAATCTAAGTTGTCTAACCAGTGGTCAAAAACTTTAATATCGATATGCTCGTTGAGACTGACCGTAGTCTCGGGCTTCGTCTTCTTGTTTAAATCGCTGGGATTGCTCAGAGGAAGTTCTCTGCTCTTCTGCACCCTTACCGATAGTTTCTCGCTCTTGTTCACCAGCAGTCTCCATTTTCTTTTTGGAAAATTCGTAGGCAACGCCAGCCGCCTGACGATATTTATCTAGATCAAACCAATCATCAACATCAGTTTGTCCAGCGGGAACACTGCTAGTCATGATAACGAATTATACAGTTTGTTGTTGCGAAGAATCAGGAAGTTTTTTAGCCAACCGTTGTTGATCACGTTTGTTTGCTTGCAAACGCTCAAGAAGGTTTCGGTAACTGTCAAGATCAAATCCTTGTTCAGGCATTTGACCTTCTTGAATTTCTTCTTGCATCAGAAGTTAGACATCATGCTGGCAAGACCTTGCGAAAAGATATCGCGACGGCCTTCAAGAGATTTCTGACGTTGTTGACGACCTTTGGAAGCTTCAAGACGAGCAAGCAGTTGCTCGAACTTATTGATATCAAAGTAATCGTCGGCAGTACCTTGTCCTGCAGGAACAGAGCTGGTCATCTTGTATAAGTATTGACTCTTGATTAATTATAACAATATGAATTTAAGACCAGAACCCAGAAACAAGATTTGAATACAGGCTACCGGCAGAAGCAATCTTTGCAACTTTTTCTGTACCTTCATTCTTAAGCTTCTGTGTCTCTTTATCAATCTCACCTTGGAGGTTGGTAAGACCTGCACTGTACAGATACTGTCTAGTATCACGAATGTTTTGTTGTTGCGCTTCCAGCTCTGCCGGAGTGCCTACAAACTCTTTCCCAAAGTCAGGTGTCGTGACCTTGGTACGCGCCTGAAGATCTCCGCCATACTGGGGAAGAAGAGAGGAATCAAATTTGAAGGTGCGTTGACCTGTTTTCTTTCCCTCTGCGGTAAGCGTTTGCTTACCGTACATGGTGTCGTAATAATTATCAAGATAGCTTTGATTGAATTTATCTTGATACTCAGAACTTTTGGTAAGAGAAGACTTAAAGTCTTCCATCGAACCATAATAACCCTGTCCAAAACGCTCTTGAGCTTTGGCAAGTTCTTCAGTAGTTGCTTGACGACCAAGAAGTTCTTCATAAGATGCTTTAATACCGGTCTCACGTTTACCAGGTAAAGCTGCTGTGTACTGTTGGGTCAGCTCTTGAATATCTGCTTCAGGAGGAGTTAAATCATATTTAGCTGCATAGTCACGTAATTGGTTAGCGGCACTTTCGTAACCAATTAAACCTTGAGCAAGTTGTTGTTGAGTGGTTTGTTTAAGCCCACCGTAAGCAGCGGCGCCAGAAGCCTTACGTGCTTGTTCTGCAGCTTTAGCTTCTGCACGTTCTGTTGCAGCACGTTCTTCTGCTAAAGATTCTTTTTCTTTTGTGTATTGCAAATACTTTGCAAAACTATCGTCCGGCGGTGGCGGAGTATATTTAATGGTAGGACCTCCTCCCATATTTTCTCCTTATGCAAAGTAACTAGAAGATGTACGACCAAACATCGCATCAGTTAATGCGCGTTTTTCGGCCAAAGAACGCTCAATAGCCAAACGGTTTTCAAATTGAGCGGCTTCTTTCGATTCTGGTGAAATGCGTGCCAGGCGCTCACGTTTTGCTGCTTCTGAACCAAGGCCAAGTTGACGCTCTGCAAAAGATCCTTGCAGCCATTTTTTAGCAGCTTTTTCTCGACCAAAAGCAATATCACCGCCTGCACCAGCAGCAAACAGAGGTCCCCACATTGAAGAACCAAGAGCTGCTTTAGTTTGCTCACGTCCTTCAAGAATAGCTTGGTTCTGAGCGGCAAGTTGCGCTTGTGCAATGCTTGCAGAGGTCTGTGCCTGGCCCATGCCAAACAAACCGCTAATCAAACTGCCACCCAAACCAAGGCCAAGACTTAAGGGATCCATTCCACCTCCACTTCCACTTTTTAACGTGCCAAGGCTAGAAAAATTTCCATAACCACCAGAAAAAGCTTTTGACGGATCAAAAGTTGAAAATGATGACGGAAAACTGTAACTCACTATATTCTACCCAAAGTATTTTTCAGGCTGAAACTGATAAGAAGCGAATTGCGCCCTGGGATAATTAGCAAGAGTTTTAGCAAAAGTATCTGCTACAGCTTGGCCTGCATATAAATTTGTTGCCGCAATATTACCAAAACCTTGAGCAATGGTTTTAGGAATATTAGCAAGTGTTGAATATTTATATGCTTCTTTTACAGATTCTTTGCCTAAGCCTTGTGCAAAATTAAGCATTTGTTTTTGTGCATCAAGTTCAACTTGCAATCTTTCGCGACGTTCATCTGGAGTTTCGTTTAAGTCGCGAACAATATTTCTGTACCCAAGAGCTTCATTATAAACCTTTTTAAGATCGTCAGGTAATTTGTTGTAATCTTCTTGAGAGCGAATATTGGCAAGAGGATTCCAACCAAACATACCTATTTGATTACCTTTAGAAAGAGTATCAGAAAAAGCCATGATCAACCAAAGCTAATTTGAGGAGCTTGAAGAACAGAACCAGCGTATGGATTTTGGGATAATAGTGTGCGAGTTGTAGCTCCAGCTTCTGCTTGTGCTCCTAACACGTATTTACCCATCGTTGCACTACGTCCCATTTGTTGATAAAGGGCTGCGTTACTTGCGTTGAGAGCCTGTTGGTTAACAAGTTGTGTACGCATAAGGCGCTCTCGAAGAGGCATTAATGCTTTTTCTTGCTCAATTGTTAACGGCAGCATTGCCCTTGCATACTCTACGTCACGCGCAAGATCGGCCCGTGATTGAGTTTCAATATCTTTCCTTGCTTGCTCACGAATAAACTCACGATCCCGTTCTTCTTTACTCTTTGCAGAAACTTCTTCTGACCCTGGAATTTTAGCTCCAAGATAATTAAGGCCCGCACGTGCAGCTTGTTCTGATGCGCTACCACCAACTGTAGCGCCGATTAAAGGAAAGACTGCTTTTGCAATAGGTTGAATACTTTTTGGCATAAGACCTGCAAGAAGACTTCCAGCTCCGCCTCCCGCTAAAGTTCCAGGAATAGAAGTAACTGCACCAAGAGGATCACCACCTAACGCCTGTAAAGCAGAAGTACCTGCGGTTGCTGCAATAGTGCTATATGCACCAGGCTTCTTCATATATCCTTTTCTTACTGCTTCTGCTTGTGGACCTATATTTCCAACTCCCTGTTGAAATTGCTGCGCTTTTTCTGGCCCCAAAGAACGAATTAAAAGCGGGTTTACGCCTTGTCCACCTTTTTCACGCGATGCTACAAGGTTTCTTAAATACCCAAAAGAGGACCCGTCGTCCATATTAATAATATTTCTTGAGATGTTTAAATTCTACCAGAAGCAACATTTATTGCATCGGTAATTTATCTTGTGTATTGCCAGCGGCAGCAATAGCCTGGTTGACAAGAACACCTGCAATTGCACCAGCGGCAGATCCAATTGCTCCGCCTGCTAAACCACGCACAAGAACTGGGCTTTTTCTTCCCATCGTCCGAGTAATAGTCGCCCTCTCACCTTTGAGCAGGCTTGGCTGGACAGTTCGCTCAACAGTGGGAGAAGAAAGGATTCCCATACGTGACCCAGTGATGCCACCAGCTAGTGCAGTAACAGAAGGGATACTGACCGGGTAACCAAGAACACGGGCCTCTGGGTCGCCCTGAAGGTTCTCTGGTGTAACTTTAACAATACCCATAGTTGCCTTACCAATTGGACCAGGATCGTTATAAAGAAAATTCATGTAATTGGCATACCGTTGCTTTGTTAAATCAGGAATTTCTTCACGAGCTTTCTCAAAAGCTAAAGGACGACCTGTTCTTCCTTGGAAGAAACGTTGAAACAGTTCAGTACCAGGTTCTGTTGTTTTAGTTGGATCTTCTGGGTCAGGAGCATTTTGCTTGTAACCAGTTGGCCTACCTAACTCTCCAATGTTTAATGGGTTGTATGCACCAGTAAGAGCTGCGGCTGGAGCAATAGCAGTTAATGCAAGCAAGCCACGTGCGTAACCAAGTTGCTTATCTGGATCAACAACTTTACGCATTGTTTGATCAGCCATCTCCAATGGATGACTCATTTGCCAATACAATGAACGCAACTCATCAGTGGTTAAGTCAGCACCAAGACGTGTTGCATATGCACCAAGAAAAGCTAACGGTGTTTCTTTACTAATCCCTGCTTTTTTAATATCCTCCCTAAACTCTGGATCATAAAAAATATTACGCCTTGGACGATAAGACTTGCCCGTTCCTAAGGTTTCTAAAGATTGTTGAGCAGCTCTGACACCACCACGAAAACCTTGATATTGCTTTAACATAACTATGTCATTCCTTGCTCTTGCAACTGAGCGAGTAGTTCAGGAGGCAACGTCAAACCAGGATAATGAAAAGCGGTATGTTCAATTCCTTGTGTTTGATACATTGTGTTGGGAGCAACATCAAGACTACCCAACGGAAGACTGTTTACACGAGATCGTTGAATCATTTGTTGAGTATTTTGCGCCGCTTGAGATTCAACTTGAGGAATAACTTGTTGAGCTTGTTGCGCTAAAAACTGTTGTGCATCAGGTTGAACAGATTCAACGCGTTGTGGCAGCATACTTCCAATCAATTGGCTTGCGCCAAGAGAAGCGCCAACGTTAACAATATTCTCAACAAAATGAGGGTCGCCTGGTGCTTCTACGTATTTATTAGTTTTTTTATCTAAAATCTGTTTAGGTGTTGGTTTAAATACTTTACGTGTCGCCCTAAGAATAGGATAGTTAATTAAAAAATCTCCTGCACCATAAGCCAATGCCTCTACTGGACCACCCGTTAATAAACCTACAGCTCCACTTAAACCAGCTCCCATTGCAGCAGACTGAGCAGCTCCTTTAGAGCCGGGGCTACCTAACCTTAAAAAAGACAATAAATTTTTTAGGGGTTGCGCTTTAACCACAGATATCTAACTTATGATTCTGTACTTATTTTACGTTGTTGTAATCGTCTTGCCCGGAGATATGTTTTCTTCTTCTTCCGTAATTTTTTCTTGGCCAACCCGTTCTTCTGTTGGGTTTAATTTTTTGTCAGCAAGAAGTTGTGCAACAGATACGTTATCTTTAAATTCATTTTCTGCACGCTTTTCTGCAAGCTGCATAATGAATCCATTTGGATCTGGATTCCTGGTACGTGGCATAGGATTTTTAGCGCGTTTATCAGGGCGCACTGTAGGACTTAACTTATAAGCTTCTATCCAGCCAGGATTAAAATCTGGTTGTTCTTCTGGGCGCACACGTGTTAAAGCGCGGCCTTCATCAAAGTTATAATCAGTTCTTTTAAATCGCCCCAGCCCCTGGAACATTTCATACCCTTCTTGAGGAAGCTCGTTCTTGTCATCCCAAAAAGGAGAATTAGAAACGTAGTTAAGACGGGGATTATGAATTACTTTACGATTTTGAACGGCCTTAGTTAAATCTTCAAAAGTATATCGAGACGGTACCCAGGGGGAGCCACCATATTCCGTTGCATATTTATCACGAAACAACTCACGAAAATTTAACTGAGACGGAATTCGTCCTTTGTTATCAAAAGGATTGGATATGTATCGACCTAGCTCCAGGCGTGCATCTTTCATTCTTTATTTTTTTTCTTGTTATGTAATCCTACAAGAGTTTTACGAAGGTTAGCTTGTTTTACCGTACGCTCGTCGTACTTCTCAGGATTAGCAAGAACGTTCTCCTGGAGCTGAGCAGAAGTAATTCCTTTACGCTTAGCCTTAGCTGTAAAAACACCTTCTTTAATATCAGCTTTTTGAATCCATTTTTTCTCTTTTTTCTTTTCTTCAGCCATAATTAACGATACGCACGCATTAATTGTTGAAGCATTGCTTCAGAAGGTGCTTGATACGGTCTTAACGCACTCTGACCCCTGCCTTTTAGCTTAACATCACCTTGCCAAGTCTCTGGGCCTTCCAAACGTTGAGCTGCTGCTGTAATGTAATTAGCTAGATGTTGTGCGGTTGCTCGGTCACGGGCAATCTCTTCTTGATTAATAGGCAAGGAAGCTGCGGTTTGTTGTGATGCTTTTTTTTGTGCAGCACGAGACATAAGAGTTTCTCCAACTTGTTTGAGTTGTCCGCCGGTTACACCATAGCGCTCAATCGTTGCCGATTCACTAGGTAACGATTCAATACCTGCTGCAATTGAACCAAGGCCGCCGCCCAGGTTTATTGCACCTTGACGAACTGTTCCACCAGGAGTAAGGTTAGCAGTTAAAGCAAATTGATTACGTTCTTGAAGTTGACTTAAATCTGTAGGCGAAGTTTTTACGCGTACCCGACTGCCTCCTTGTGGATACGTTCCCATGGAAGCAACGGAAGCTGGACCAGCAGCAAAACGAGCTGCTCCTGTAAAAGAGCCCCAGGGAGTTGTAACAGGCTCTTTACGCCGTTGACCAGCTTCGTCGTAATAATAACCAGTTTCACTACCTCGCTCTTGTGCAAGAACGCTTGGTTCTTTGCGAATAGCTAAAGGATCAGTTTTTTCTGTAGCAATAGATCTGCCAACTAAAGCAGCAATAGAAGGTGCGTCTTGGTTTTCTGATTTTAAAGTTTGAATTAATTGATTTTCTGGATAAGAAACCTTACCTCGTTCAGTTGAATAAATTACATTACCATCAATATTTTCAACTTTGGCACCTTTAGAAATTAAATCTCTTAATTGACTTGTGACAGCACCTCCCATCCTGGGAGAAATACGTTCATATGTACTGGTAAGAATACCCAAATCTGTACCAGTTGACATAACATCTGGCTTGGGAATTCCAAGGTCACGTTTAGATGTTGTTTCAACACGAGGAGTTTCTCCCAACTCTTCTAGATCAGGTAAATAATCAGAGAGTTTATCCAAAGGAACACCTGCTTGTGAAAGCATTAAACGTGCATTTGCTACGTTTTCGGCTCTATTTCCTTTTTGACCTGGACCAATAGGTCCTGTGTAGGGTAATTTTTGTCCTTCTACAGATGTTAAAAACCCATATTCTTTTGCTTCATATTGACTACCAGAAAGCATACGAATAAACTCGTTGCGTCCTTCGTCATATTTATCAAACGCACTTCGTGTCATTACTGGAACGTCATAAGCATTATGAGTACGTTTTAACAATGCATCTACATCACGATTTAAAGATGCGTAATCATTTCCGTGATAATTACGTAAATCATTAACAGCTTCTTGTAAAGTTACTGTTTTTGCAATTTCTTTGCCTGATTCATCTATACCCGTGCGCGTACCAACAGGAGCCATTAAATCAACAGAAAAATTAACAAGTTGTGTTTTTTGTTGTCCCGTTCTTGCGTCTTTTACTAAAACAGCTTTTTGTAAAGGAACTAGGGCTGTGCGCGTTACTTTTGCTTTACCCCTAACTTGTTGGCCTGAAACAGAAGAAGGTAGAAGAACATCGCCTTCAGTATCGTAACTAAGAGGCATTACATCAAGTTTGGTTGAACCGCCTTCTCCTTTAAAGCGAAGTACTTTTCCTGAAGCGTAAGAGGGGTCTTGCGCCGCGCGAGCAAGAGCCTTTTCTTCGACAGAAACAAATGGTCCTTCTTTTTTTCGAGCACCAAAGACAATCCCTTTTGGATTTAATACGGGCACAGGTGCACCAGTTGTTTCGCCTGTTGTTCCAGCTTGTCCACGATATTGGGTTTCGGTTCCCGCAAAACTTGTTTTGGGTTCTACAATCTCGGTAATGTATTGAGGCGTATCACCAACTGTTTCAGCATACAATTCTTGCAAAGCTCCTGATGTTTGTTTATCCCACTTTGCAAACATTTGTGCATTATTGTTTTCAGTTTGTTCTTCTGCAGGTAATTGATAATTTAATTTACCAACAGCTTTACGTGCCTCATAATCATCAAGGGTATGCGGAAGTTCTGCTGCGCGACGTTCCCAATATGTTTTATACGCCTCGGTCCAGGCAGGATTAAGTACCTGTTTAGTTTTTCCAGTACCAGAAATTTGCTCTCCTTGAGAAATTAACTCACCAGATAAAGGATCAAAAACATCACCTTCTAATAAAGAAGCTCCTTTTACGCCGCCATAAGTTTTAATCCGTTCAAACCCTGTAACATTTTCACGTCGAACAACATCTTGTACGCGGGGATCACCTTGTGCATATGCACTTAAAAACTCACGAGTAGGGCTTGAAACACCTGCAACCGTTTGACCTTCTTGTGCGGGAATCTGAGAAGGATATAGCAATGGCCCAGGGGGAATGCGTTTTCCTTCTGGTCCAAAGGGATTAGCTGCTGAATGCGTTGTCTTGCCAAGTTTTAATGCTTCTGTTTCTAAACGTGCAAATATCTTTGCTTCTTTTTCTTCTTTTGTTAAAGTACGTTGGACAGGTGGTAATAAACCATATGCTTCAAAAGTATCCTCTACTTGAGGAATATCTACTTCTGGAACATCAACACCTGTATGACGTTGAAGTTTAACGTCAATTCGTTGTTCTTCTTGATTAATACCCGACTCAACTGCGTCGTATGTTTGATCAGTTAGTGAAGGACCTAACTGTTTTTGTTTAGAAGTAAGATCGGCATTATCAATAACGTCTACACGTGGAGCAACTGAACCTCGCTCTTCTAAAAAAGAACGTGGTGTAAATTTTGTTTCTGCATCGCTCCAGGGATCTGGTATATCTACTGCAACAGTTGACGGTGTTGCAACTTTAGAAGGGTCAGGTGTGTAAGTTTTAGAAACTTTTGTTACATCAGGAGTTCGCGCAACTGCTTCTTTAATATCTGCTACACGAACGCCTGCGTTTGCAGCTTGTTTTGGCGCACGCATCAACCGACGCGCACCAAAATATGCTCCACCTGCTCCAGCAAGAGCCAAACCTACCCCAATTCCTACAGATAAGGGGTCTGGACCCTGTTGTTCAGGTGCTTTGAGCTGATTACGGCGGAATGCCAGTACTTCGGGCGCCATCTCTGCCCGTTCCCTGGGATCTTCTGGGACAGGAGCACCAGTGGCACGACTGTAAGCGTAGAAATCAGCTTGAGAAAGCGCCATTTATTACTTTTAAACCGACTTTTAATCTTTTTACATTCTATTGTTTAGAAATCTGGAGCGTACGTACGTTATATTATTTAAATACAGAAGTAATGTGTGAAATGGACGCAGGTGTGCGCCAACAACGGGTAGAAGCCCTGGAGAAAATTAAAGAAAAAGCCATGGATATGGCTAAAACTGGACGCGATTCGCTAGAAGTGCGTGATTTTGTAACCGAAGCAAAAAAAGAATTGGCATATGGGCTTCCAGATGAAGAAGCATTTAGAAAAGCAGTGGGTGCAACCAAAGCTTACATGAGTAAAAAACAAAAATAAACATAAGTAAAGTTTATTAACCAAGCCGGGGCATAAATAACCCCGGCATTTTTGTGTAAAAGTTTGGGCTACGTGCACTTTTGGTGTACAAATGGGTATTTTATATATTTTTTTAAGTATAAATACTCATTATTACAGATGAGGGTACCAACTTTTTAACCCTTTTGGGGTAATAATTGTCTGAGTGTTCTCCACATACATATACGTAGTGAGTTGTGGGTAGAAAAAAAGAATAGGTGTGTAGGTATATAAGTGTAACGGGGGCTGCGCATCCGTGCAACGCAGGTAATCCATCGCGTTTAATTCAATGCAAACGAAACAGGCTAAGCGTTGGCAACACGACTGGCGCCAGCAAGTTGGTGAGCGTCCGACGCAACAGAATGCTGAGCTTTTCCGCAACTATGTGGAATTTGCTTACCAGATGTTGGAGGAGCTTGGCTCCGCCGACTTTGTTTATAGCGATCTGCGTCAGGTATGCCAGCCTCAGTACTTGTTCCAAGTGGTATGTGACATGCAAAGCGATAAGCTGAGCATGCGCATTTACCAAGACAAGGACGGGTTGAAGATCGTTGTGATTCACAAGATCTGATAGTTGCCTCTTCCCCTGTCGTCTTTACGGCAGGGGTTTATGCAGCTCTCACTAACCTGCACACCGCATGTCAGGGAACCCACACATCTGACTACGTTTTCCACACCCTGTGGAAAAGTATGTGGATATGGGGAACCTCCCGCGAGGTAGCGGTTCAGGAATGACTGTCGTTCTTAGAACCCAGTCGTAGCAAGGGATCTCAGCGATTCACGTCTAGCTGATGGACGTTAAACCGTAGCATTACCCCCAGCGGAAATGGGTACCGCACAACAGGAGATTCCTGTGAGCTACAAACATCTTTCAGCTGTCGAACGGCGTCTTGTTTTTGAGACGTGGAAGCAATGGCAGCTGTATCCAGTACCAAAGCACTGGGTACAAGAAGCAATTCGTGAGGCTTTAATTAAGTTTAGGTCTCTTAACTGATCCGTTAAAGCGGGAGGACAGGTGCAAACCCTGTCCCAGTTATTACCCTCAGCGGAGATGGGTACCGCACACACGGAGAATACCGTGACCAACACTACTGCTGCTGTACTTCCTACCAGGGAAGAACTAGCGGCTACGGCCTACGATCTCATCCAGTTTTGGATGGAGTCAGGCCACTCGCAGCTACTAAGCCGTGAGCAAGCTCTTCAGATTGCCGCATGGGGACTGAAGATTGCTGGCGAACGCGAGCTGCAACACCAAGTTCTTGCAGAGCTTGTAGAGCTTCCCGAGAACTACGGTTAATCCGTACAAGCGGGTGGCAGGGTGCAAACCCCTGCCTAACTATTGCCACTCACTGAGAGTGGCTTAACTCAATTCAACTTATGACTGCACTACACATTCGAAAGAATACTGCTGCATTGCTGAAACTAACAGCATCTGCAGTAGAAACTGCTAAGCTGCCATCTAAACAGCAGCTTGGACAGAAGATAAGTGAATACCGCATTCGTGCGGCTGCACTTATTATGCCTAACGATTGTCAACTGCACATCAACTCATGACTAAGAATCAATTGGTTATTTACATTGCTACCGTTGTTATTGGTGGAGGTATTGCTAGTTGCATTGGTGCACGTTTGTTGCACGAAGCAACTGCTAAACAATGCCTTCAACATGACTGGCCTAAGCCTGCGCATCAAATTCATATGAATTGGTGTGCTTCTAACGGTTACAAAACTAATTGACTTATGGCTACCCCAACACTTACCTACCGTCCTGACGAAGGACGGTATCGCGTTACTTGGTACAACGTTGAAACTACACAGCTTCACTTTGAGAAGTTGTGGAACATGTATGATCTAGACACTGGTGCCACATGGCAAGAGTGGATTGATCGCGACGTACGTACTCTTGGTTCAATTCCTACCAGCATGAAAGACATGCTGATGGAGATGCAAGAGTATTACGACTATTCCACCACAATGGAGCAAGAACGCATCGAACAAATGATGTGATGTCTACAAATTCCCATCTGTAACAAGATGGGTTTCTGCAGACTTTACATCTGCACAACTCAACTCAACTCCACTTGGTTTCGCTATGACTCCTAAAGCTGTTGAACGTCTCCTTACCCAAGAAGCTCGTCTTCTTGCACGTCGAGACACTCCTATCATTGATCAGGAGATTGAAAGTCAGCGCCAGGCTGCACTGGAGATCTTTTATCAATGGCAAGATGGCTTGGTACAGTTCCAAGACTTGGTCCCGTTCTGTGTTGTCCTTGAGAAGAAGGTTGATCTCAACCGTGCACTTCTTAAATGGGAACAAGAACATCTAGTGGACTAATCGTGGAACGTCCCTTGGTTATTTGGAAAGTGTTTAGTAGTGAGTTTGTTATTGAGCTAATGGCTCGCACACAAACAGAAGCATTGCTTGCTGGTGCTGAACTACTGGATATCTCTCCTGTTAACCTTAAAGCCATTCGTGTTTACGACTGGTGATCTTTGCATATTCCCATCGATTTCGATGGGTTTCTGCAGAGTTCATCTCTGCTTGCTTATCAACTCAACTCAATTTAATTTTATGACTTACGCTGATCTGCAAACGTTTACTGTTGTTGGTCGCATTGCAAGTCTTATCGTTATCAAAACGGAAGATGAGCGTGACTGTTTGGTTGTTACTTTGTACCACCGTATCTCTAAAGATGCTGTGGTCACAATCAAATTCTTCAACAGCAATGGTTTGCTTACTGCTTATACCAATGACAATCTGGTTGTAGGCCAAGAGCTCACGGTGTCTGGTAAAATTCAAGGCATCCGTGCTTTCTATATGAAAGATGAAGAGCTCATGCCGCTCAAGCAACCAGAGTTTCAACTGAAAGTGACTGATTATGCCTTTGGTTCCAAGCCTCAGCCCAAAGCTGAGGAAGGAACGAAGGCTGCTAGTAAGAAGAAGGCTGCAACTGCTGCGGCCTGACTCTTGACTAACTGATTCTTGCACTTAACCCTGCTCATCATTGATGAGTGGGTTTTCTGCAGGAGATCTTCTTCCTCTCCTGCCTATTGCAACGTAGTACAGTTGTATTACTCCGTCCATCAACCGAAGGTTGATTCCTACTACACAGGACTTTCTCCAATGAAACAGATTACTAAACTTGGACCTAAACAATTTATTCACACTGATGTGTACCCTGAGTACCACAGCAGTAGAGCAGGACGTTACCTTTGTAACTTTTTATCTGCAACCATTGTTATCGGTATCGCTTTTGTCGTAACAGGCGCTATGCTTGGTACCGACTTTACAAAGTCTTTACTACAGTGGTCATGCCAACAAACCTTGGTCGAACCACGGTAAACTAATTAACCTATCTGTTATTCCAATGGTCTTACCTACTACAACATTTGCAAATACCGCGTTGAAGTGGAGACCAAATGGAGAACTATCTAGGCACGATTTGCGTGCCATTACTGCAAAGTTAATGGCTGCAGAACAAAGACCCTTCACACTACCTGAGGCTCAACCCATGACTTATGTAGCACTTGTCGTTGACCAGACCGGGCGTTATGCCCATGTCTATGGCAATGCCAATAGCTGGGATAACTACGTTGATCAACTCGAAGACATTGGATGCGAAGTTGTTGAGAATCAAACTGATGACTATGAGATTGATCCATCAGAAAACTTAAGTGAATACATGAGAGAATGCGATGTTGCACACATTGACTCTCTCTTGAAAGATACAGATTTTAAACCATTTGACTAGCTATTACTTGGAATTCTGATAAACGTCGTTTATTCATATTCTTGATATCCGTCCTGAGTATGACGTTAAACTGCTCAGTCCTTTATCAACTCATTCGATGACAACTCAACAACTCGATGAGAACTACAATGCAGATCTTCTTGACGCATGGTCTGACCTTGCGTACCAGCAGGAACAAGCTATGCAAGAAGAGATGCAACCACCTAACCCAACTGATGAACTAACTGATGACTAACACTCAGCCTCAACAATATAATGATGATGTAATACTACACATCATCGTTATCCTGACCATTCTCACTACACTGTTCCTTCAATTCATCTCACTACTATGGCCCTCCAACCCATCCAACACGACATTGCTGCAATCGTCGGTTACACCCCACTCACCAACGAAGAGGGACAAGAGCCAGCCGACACCACACTCTGCTTCCACGACGTTGAAATCAGAGACGGTTGGCCGCACATCTTCTGGAAACGTGAGTGGTACCCCGTCCCCACGCTCGAAGAAATTGAAGAGTGGGTCTTCGACTCAGTCTGTTTCACGCCAGAGGAGGACGAGGTCGAACCCGACGACCCCAACAGTTGGCTCTCAATCCTTGGCTTAATCTAAGTATTGAAGCGCACATAAAACTTGCCAATACTATCCATGTATTGGCAATAGTACTAATACTACAAGCTGGGCATTTACTACATAAGTACGTGATGTAAGTCCCAGCATCAAATCAACTATCAACAAACACACCATGGCTAAACATCAACTTCAATTCACCAGCAACACGTACACCCGTCATGATGGTAGTACACATACCTACCAGCTCAACGATGACATGCGCATCACGCTGATCATCGAAGAACTTATGGCTATCTACCAACGGGAACAGAATCGTCCCTTGGGATACAATGATCTTCCGTATCATTACGAAGAATATCTGTTAGAAGCCATTGGTCAACTTGAGCAAGCTATCGAATGGCCTGATGAACCAGATGAATGGGTTGGTGAACCACCGATAACTATGGATGAAATGCACACTGCTGCATGGAAAGAACACCAAGAAATGCATCGGTAACTGCAATGAACAATTTAACCTTATTTAAAAATTTGTTTTATGTAGATGAAACTTCTCCATCTTTTTTAAGATGGAAAATATCAATTACTAATCGTGTTAAAGCAAACAACGTTGCAGGTTGTTTAACTTCACATGGATATTGGCGTGTTACATATAAAGGTAAACAATATCCAGTACATTTAATAGTGTATGTTTTAACTTTTAATGAATACAAATTATCTATGACTATTGATCACATTGATAATTGTCCATCTAACAATAATCCAAATAATTTAAAATGGGCAATAAAATCTGAACAAAATACTAACCGTAGAAAATGGGGTTTTAAAACAATGAACAATAACTTAAATACATTTGAATTAACAAAAGCTAATTAATAAATTAAACATTTATTTAAATTCTCAATAAGCTTTCACCCCAAATATGCACGCTCCCACTCATGAACGGGGTGGTCACCCTTGACAGAGGGTGGTAAGCTTATAAACACAAGCTGGGCATCGCTCTGACAGAAGGCGTGTAAGTCCCAGCTTGCTCAACTACTACACACTTAACTCACCATGACTGCACTTAACGACGCACCCAAACCACGCATCCCTGATGCCATTGATAACCAACGGTTGCAAGCTATGTCAATCGTTGCAAAGATGAAAGAATCTGCTGATCGACATGGTATTGGTTTTGTCGGCGGCTTTGTAGACGCCGATGGAAACAAATTTGTTATGTCCAATATGTCTGATGAAGACACCAATGCACTCATGCCAGGAGATCTGCAGTGACTACAACTAAACCAAAGACTCAACCTAAGACTCAATCTAAGACACGTCACCTGCCTGCTCAGCCAGGTGACATATGGACTACCCAACGTAAGAATACGTTTGGTGTTGGATCTAAACTTATGTGTACTGATGAAGAGTGGGATGAACACCCAGGCTTCTTTAAGTTCTACTACTTAATTGGCTGTGCCAACATTGGTCCTTACACTACACTTGACACAAAGACTATGCATGGGTTTGATCTTTACAAACGCAACGGAACTATTTACAACAAACCATGAGCTGGCCTGATGCATTAGTATTGTGCACATTTTTTATATGTGGCACAATTCTCTTTATCAAAATGTTTGAATAACTGCAATGACATTCACAATCACTGAACATCAATCCCAACTTATTGAAGACCTTCTCGAACGTTTTAACTTTGAGAAAGTCCAAATTGCAATGACTGCACTTGATTGGAAGTGGGCTAACGTTATGGAAGACGGTAGCTTAACTGTTCCAACCATTGAACGTATGAAGCGTTCATGTCGGAATCTTTTGTATCGATCTATTAATGATCGATCGGTAGGCACTGGCGGATTCGAAGCTCGTTACTATCCAGCAGAAGAAGACGAGATTGAAGAGGAGACCTTTGCTCTTTCATTTGTTGTTACTCAAACATTTACTTGTGGAGACTGGTGATGACAAATGAAGTAAACGAAGCTCGTTACAATAAAATTTTAGATTGCATATCTAAAATTATTTCTCATCCACATTCTTATACAACAACACATGACAAACATCGTGCAATTGCTGCAATCAATTCATTATCATCTGATGATGATATGGTTGAATATTTATATTCACAATTAACTCAAGACGAACACAAACTTGTTAAACAAATTCACGACTTTGGTTATGACAAAGAAATCACCTATTAACTTTGACCGTACTATCGCTGGCTTTAACTTAACTGAACATGGTATCAAATCGTACACCAAATCAATTAAACTTGGTCCATTCCAACTAACACTTAACGCACGGCAGTCTGGTGTCCTTGGATCTATCTCAATCCCAGGCACCGGTTTAAGCAAACGAAACATAAAGATAATCTAAAGATCATGATCGATTCATTTACTATTGAATTTAAATTTACTGACACTAAAAAAGTTTATGGTGCTGATGAGTTTACAGGCATAGAGGACCGAAAAAGATTTTTTCGAGAACTATTAGTAGAAATTTGGAAACTCAACGCTGATCTTAGTGATGGATATTTTCCGTTACATAAAATTATTGTTGATACAAATGACGACTATGACTTGCCTTCAATTGAAATGTCTATGCCTGAATCAATTATGAAATCATTTGATAAAGAAGACTGAAACACTGGGCATCACCTACATAAGTACGTGGTGTAAGTCCCAGCATCAACTTCAACCCCAACAACAACTTAACTATGGACAACTACATTAGCATGTTTGATCGCATCAATCTTGCACAGTGTGCAGCTAAGCGTGCACGTGAATACTGCAGTGATGAACAACGGTTCCATGGCGAGTTCTGCACAGCACGTGCCTGGAACAAATACAAGTGTTACATCACAACTGCTTGTCAGTTTGTAGAACCTGACTAAGGTACATGCATGGGGTCCCCCCTGGACCCCCCTGCAAACCTGTACCACGGAGGCACTATTAGTGACAATAGTTATCTCTACTAACTACACTCATGACAATCTTATCAATTGAAGAAACAACCATCAATCAATCCCATGTCACAGTTACTGCACTTGTTGAAGACATGCTTCTTCTACACAAAGCAACTTACTTTGAACCTGATGAATGGGCTCCAGCACTTTGTATTGCAGATTTTGAATTGGATGAGGATGAACAAATCCCTGTTGATGAAGATGGCTTCTGTCAGTATCTTGCTGACAGAGATCTTCAATGGCAACTTGTCGACACATCTGATTGGTACCTAGCATCATGATTGGTTTCTCTATCGAATTCAAACGGTGGTACCTGGTAATTCGTGGTCCCAAAGGTCGTGTGTACAGTGCGTTTGGTTTTGCAAACGAAATGCCTGTCTTCACACCAGAGAAGACTATGACATTGCAGGAATACATGGATGACTATGACGATCAACTAGTCTTTACCTGTAACGGTGAAGAGGTAATGCGTATCTGATCCATCGTCCTGAGCATGACGTTAAACTGCTCAACACCACACACTCACTACGAACTCACCATGCAATTCCGTCTTCCTACTCAACTACAACAAGAGTTGTTGGCGTATGACCCAGCTCTTAAAGCACTGGCTAAACAACAGAAAACAATTAACAACAAGACTAAGAAAGCTGCACACCCACTGGGTAAACCCAACCAACTGATTCCAACTGAAGTATTGCCAGTATCGTTATATAACGATGCTATTGACAATATTAATTTGCAGGCTGCACCTGATCGTTACCAACTGTTTACACGAATTGTTGAAGGTGCAGTAACTCCGTATGCAATCTTGTATCACTTTGAGCAAGTGTGGTATGCAGCATGGCTACCACCTAAGCATCAAAAAGATCAGTACATTTATGGATACTCGTTTGCATTCAAAGACAACGCATCTGCACACAAGATGCTGCCACATAGAGTTCGTAAGCACTTATACGTTGACAATCCAAACAAACTATCTACATATCAGCTTGGCCGCGTTCAGTATTTTACATTCAACAAACTAGTAACCAGACAAGATATTATTGATGGTTACGATGCAAAGAACTGGAACATCCCAGGTGCTCAAGCTTACTACAAAAAGTCTGGTAATCTGTGCCAACAAGTAAAAGCATTTGAAGATCAACTGTTTAACACAATCCCTATGTGGTCTGACAGTCAATCAACTTTTGCTCGGCTCCGGGCAATCAATCCAGCTTCTGTTATCTTCACTAATGGTTATCATTATGGTCAAGAATGTAGAACATTCTGGCAACAACATGACATTACCAAAGCTGTAATCTCATATGACTTGTTGTTCAAACTTATCACTCATTATGCACACGACAGTGGATATGACGGTGATATCTATAGGCAACTAAACAAGATGCTGCACATTATTGCTACTCCGTTCTTTAAGAAATGGATTCAAGCAAGATGTGATCAAGTCAATGCAATGTTTAACGATACTAGTAATCAATATCTTAGGTGTATCCGTGGACCATGGGCTCAGATCCATGTACTATTTAATGCTATTGCTTTTGTGTATGACGTATGGCCTGAGTGTCCCATTGATTACTATCAAACTTACATTGTTCAACTGTTAAGTTTTAAATCAACACGTCAAGGTACAATTATTACACAAGCATGGTTGAACAAACACATGCCTGTTGCTTCATTCTTTTCTATTCTTGAAAAAGAATATGAACGAGAAATAAACAATACGCACACTCGTTACTATTATGACTCAGATCTACAGTGTCCACGTTTTTATTATTCCAACTGGAGTGATACGGTATCAATGCTAGATACAATCCTTGCACACAATGCATGTGCAACGGAACCACTAACTCTTGATGTTCCAAAACGTTGGCGTCTCATGGAGTTCCATGATCACGTTCAGTCTGTTGCATGGAAGGTCAAGAACAAAAACGAATCACTACCCCAGGATTTGTTCCCAGAACCAGTCAAGCTTGAACTTGGTTCCAGTAGGTGGACATTTTTCCAACCAGTTGATACCCATCAACTAGCTGCATGGGGACAAGCCGTACGTAATTGCGTCGGTAGTGCCAGTGGTTATGCAGATGGTGTTCGTAAGAAGAAGCACTTCATTGTGCTGTGCATGATTGATAGCAAACCCATGTTCACAATCCAATTGGAAGTCAACATGGGTATGATGTCCGTTAAACAGATCGCTGGTATTAGCAACGCCAGGCTTACGGATGAGGAACGTGAGTTGTACACAACTGCATTCAGCAAGGCGTTGACGCAACGTGAGTCTGCGCTAGCATCTGCTTAGCCCCCACAGGCTGACCCGCCCTATTGTCGAGGATAGGACGGGTCACACTTAATGACTGACTACACAGACGATCAACTTCTTGCCATGGCAATGGCAACTATTAGTAACTACATTCATGACAACTCACCTCAGTACATCCTGATTGAAGACCCACGTAACGAGAATGATTACGATACGTGGAACTATGGCTGCGAACCGCTGCCTCATGATCATACTTGGTATCACACATCAATAGATGTGAGTGTAAATCCAAGTATGCCTGAGTAGCCCAGCGGAAGAGGCAAACGACTTAAAATCGTTCCAGCGTGAGTTCAAATCTCACCTCAGGTACCAATCCATTTGCTATTAAAATCATGCAACCTATTGTTACTTACACCAAGCCACAACAAGTATCTGTATTTAAAACAGATAACTATTTCCACATCTCTGTTACTGATGACAATGGAATTGAGCAATCAATTAAGTTGCCAACCAGTACAACCAAAGTAATTAAAAAAGTAGAACAAGCTCCTGTTGTAACCAAACCAAAAGTTAGTAAACCTACTGTTGTACGCATTGATTATACAGAAGATGGTCGGCAAATTGAACAACGTATTGAACCAAAGATTACAAAACTTCCAAGAGAAGAACCCAAGAAATATATAAAAAATAGAAATCAAAACCTAAAACCATTTACATCTAAACTTACTCGATCACAAGTTATGGAAATTAAAACAATGCTTTACGATCCAAAGTTTATGGCTACTTATCCATCTTGTTATCAAGCATATAAAGAAATTGCTGGCGTTTATGGTGTTACTTATATGTGTATTCAATTTATCCACAGGGGAGTTACTTGGAAAAACGTTTGACTAACTGGGCATCTATACAGTGTAAGTCCCAGGTTTAATAGTTCATTTACTCAATTCACACCATGTTTTCCTACTTCAAACATCTCATTCCTCAACCCCATGGTTACATGGATGAGGACAAGCGTTACAACCTTGGCTTGACCTGGACTGATGTAGACGGTCTTACTGATTGTCACAATCTTGAGTTCAGGTACGTACGCAACTCAGAGCGTCTTGCACTCCAGGGAGAACCAATGCCTGATGGTAGCTGGCAATACGTAGAAGCCAATGGTACTGTTCATGCCATTACTCCTGAACGCGCTAAAGCATTCATGGATAAAACACATGAACACGCTACCATTATGTGCGCAATGTTGGATAAGATGCGTGAGGCTGGCATGATGGATAACATCATTGACACCAGTGCTCAAGCTGTTTAAACTACTTACGAAACACAACTCAGCCCCCGTGCAAACGGGGGTATTTATTTTATGCAACCAGAAGAACTTCAACAGCTCATCCAACAAATCAACGACAACATTCCTGACCACACATGGGATCTAGTAAGAGATGCAGCTATTGCACAGATTGTAGATTTGATGGATCTCAATACATTGCTTAAGCTTGCAGAACTATCACTCTCTGAGTATTATCACGAACATAAAGATGAGATCATTCAAGATCTTATTTCTTTTGTTGGTATTGATACCACAGTACATGTGTTAGATTCGCTCCAGCTTAATAAAGTTCCTACTGAAATTGAATCATGACTGAACGAGAAAAGTTTATTGATGTACGTCTTTCTTTAAAAGAAAGCACCTATTGGAAACTTGTTGCTATTGCTGCAGAAGATCAGCTTACTGTTGAAGATTGGTTGGATGAATACTTACCTGCAGTAGTAGACAACTTAGTTACTGAAAAGAATTAATGCGTTGTCCTAAATGTCACAGCACTAATACAAAAATTAGTTCAACAGATCGTTATGACACTTTTACCAAACGGTATTGTCAATGCTTTGATTGCAACAAAAAGTTCTTAACAGTTGAACGGTATCTCAAGTACCAGCGAGGACCTAAGCGTGGTGGTAAACTACCTGACACACAAGGAGTTAAAAATGGTAATGCAATATTAATTGAAAAGAACATCCTTGATATTCGTAGATTAAAACGTCAAGGCAAATCAAACCGTGCTATTGCTGTTATCTACGGAATCAACAGTGGCCACGTGTCACGTATTGTTAACTACAAAGTCTGGACCCATGTCTAAACACGTTAAGATTATTCGATTCAAGGTTGGTGATCGCGTTGCTGAAAAACCAAAAGACAATTACATCCCAACTATCAGACCAGAAAAAACAATTGTTGTGTTGCGTAATTCAACTCAACGCATTGGTGTTGTAACCAATGTATTTGAAAAAAAAGATGCACGCAAACACACCTACACCTACTACGATGTAGCTTGGGACAACGGCAGATCATCAACACATGCACAGTTCCGTCTGTGCCACGAACATGAACTAGCTGGTGTGCTCCAGGATTACCGCAATGCTATTGAATAACTTAACTACACACACAAGAGAAAGCGACTAATGACTGACGACCTTCCTATCCAGATCACGTCTGACTGGGGCAAAGTATTTGGTTTGGTCTGGCACAACCAAGGGTGTCTTAATCCACGAGGGCTTACCGGATGGATTGATTTGACTAGCCAAAAAACGTGGATTGTATTTCCTATTAAGTCTTTCCCGTTTTTCAAGATTAGTTTCTGGCGGTTTTCTTCTGATGAGTGACCCCATGAATAACCTGCGCCAAGCCAGCGCTGATGTATCTGGCGTTAAACTTGAACCGTGTTGGTGGCAGAAGGCTGCCCGCAAAAAGGTTGAAGAGAAAACAGAAGCAATCTTTGACGCCTACTGCACACTTGCTGATCTGCGCAACCGTGAGGTCAGCGACAAGGAAATGCTGGCCGCCGCTTTGCGTGAAGTGATTAACCAGTGCCAAGACGGCCAAGGGATGATTGCCGCACCTGAACTGCTTCAAATTGCCCGCGAATTGGACTACTCAGCAATGCCACTGAACTTCATTCTTGAACAGTAGAGGAAAGGACTAATGACTACTTCTTTTAAAATTCAAGTTAAAGAAACCGAACGATTTTGGGATGATTTCCAAGGTCCTCTTGAAAAGATTATTTCTTTATTGCAATCAGAGCTAGATGATGGTTGGGAAGGAATTGAAATGGAAAACAGGGGATACGATGGTGTGGAATATTACGTTTACAAACATCGTTTGGAGACCGACAAAGAATACGAAAGACGAATAAAATCGTTGAAAAAACGAGAAGAAAAACGGCGCAAGGAATACGAAGAATTAAAAAAAGAGTTTGAAAAATAATCTATCAATTTAAACCAACACAGTAGAGGAAAGGAATGCTTAAACCTAGTAATCAACACCACTAATGACTTTGAAAAAATCCCACAAAGACGAAGTCCGGCTGTTTATTCTTCGGCAACTACAAGAGCCTGGTGAACTGAGGGACAAACTAGATGTGCTGGCTTTTACCTACGACATGGACCCGTTTGAAGCTATGGAGTTTTACGAAAACGAAGTAGCCCGAATTGAGAAACTGTTTAACTATCCTTCAGCCTCTTAGTCCGATCATCTAAACAAACTACTATGACGCAAGTTGTTTTTAAATCTGCAACACCTAATGCAGAAGAAATTATTGTTGAGTTAGCCAGGGTTTCTAATCCTGATAACGCAACTAATATGGTGACCGCTCCAAAGTTGTTGCGTTATTTAATTACACACAAACACTGGTCGCCATTTGAAATGGCGCACATGACTTTAACTATTCACACAGAACGTGATATTGCTGCACAAATACTTAGGCATCGTTCATTTTCATTTCAAGAATATTCAACTCGTTATGCTAAAGCTCAACCATTTACAATCCCTGATTACAGAAGACAAGACTTGAAGAACAGACAGAATTCAATTGATAATATTGATCCAGTCGTTAAAGTAAATTTAAAAAATAAAACAACAGAAGTATTACTTGCTGTTACTCAACTGTATGAAGAGTTGTTGGAAGCGGGTGTAGCAAAGGAGTGTGCCAGGCGCATACTTCCTTTGTGTACACAAACAACTATGCACATGTCAGGTACATTACGTAGTTGGCTACATTACATTCAAATACGAACTGATGTAAGCACACAACTTGAACACAGACGTATTGCAGAACAGTGTAAAGAAATTTTTTGTAAACAGTTTCCAATTATTGGTGAGGCTGCATTTAGTTAAGTTACAAACAATTGATTTGTCCTGAGCACGACATTAAACTGCTTGTTCACTCAACTCAACACAACCATGGAACAACTTAGTTTTTCTACCGGCAATGCCAAACTTGGTAAACGATTAATCTTTTCGTTGCCTGCTGGTTATACATGTCCGCACGCTGGTGTGTGCAAAACTATGGCTGATCGTACCACAGGGAAGATCATTGATCTGCCACAAGAGAATGGTCCTAGCTGGCAAGACTATCGCTGCTTTGCTGCAATGGCAGAGACTAGGCCAGGCGTACGTGATTCACGTTGGGGTAACTGGGATCTGATCAAGGAAGTAATGTATTCTGTTGATCGACCAGAAGAAAAACTTGTATTGTTAACTCAACTTATTCATGAATCAATTCAAGCTGCACAACCCGTACGTGAACCTTGTGATCTTGTACGTGTACATGAGAGTGGTGATTTTTATACTGAGTTGTATTTCCGTGCATGGCTCCAGGTTGCTAGACAAAATCCTGATGTTAAGTTTTATGCCTACACAAAATCTTTGGGTATGTGGTATGAGTTACGTCATGTAATTCCAGATAACTTTTATCTGACTGCATCAGTTGGTGGTACGCTTGACTACCTGCTTCCCAAGTATCCAGAAGTATTTTATCGTGTTGCTTATGTTGTATACACAGAAGAACAGGCTGAGCAAATGGGATTGGAAATTGACCACGATGACAGTCATTGCTTTGGTCCCAGCTCTTTTGCTTTACTTGTACATAATGTTCAACGTGCTGGATCCGAAGCATCCAAAGCACTGGCGGCTCGACGCAAGAACGGTCAATGGACTGGTTACAAAAAATAAAATACTGATTGGCTGACATAGTTGCATTCCAGAAGAAGGACAGTATCATTTAACTGTTCTTTCTTCTGGAACTTTTTGTGTCTTACGTTATTGCTACATGTAAAGATGGTGTTAACTATTGCGTCCGAGCAGATTCAAATAAGAACAAGTTCGTCTTGATTCCTGTAGAATCTGATTCGGATCTGTCCAAAGTTTTTTGCCATCCATATCGCGTTGGTGCAGCACAGATCTTGCAATGGATTATTGAACATGACTCAGATCTCGCCTGTCAAAAACTTGAAGTTTCCGCTGAAGGCAAGTTCAGAGGTTGAGAAGTATTACGTGTTCGATTTGGAGACCGATAATCTTTATGACAAAGTCACGAAGATACATTGCTTGGTACTGTATGATGTCCAGCGAAAACAAACTTTTACTTATGGGCCTGATGATATTGCTAGTGGTCTCGAGCATTTGGCTCGGGCTCATGTGCTCATTGGCCATAACATCCTGTTCTACGACTTACCTGTAATTCGTAAACTTTATCCGTTCTATACGTTTAGAGCTGCACGAATTATTGATACACTCATTTGTACTCGACTCATCTGGCCCAAAGAAAAACTGTATGACCTTGATGAAGAACAATATACGGAGGTTCCAAAGGGCCTCCGTGGTTCAGCCTCACTTAAAGCGTGGGGTTATCGGTTGGCTGATTACAAGATTGACTTCAAAGATTTTTCAGAATACTCCGAAGCAATGGCAGACTACTGCCGTCAAGACGTGGCAGTTACCACAAAACTATTTGAAAAAATCCAAAAACAAAACTATCCAGAACCTGCACTCAAACTTGAACATGACTTTGCTGGATGCATTGAAGCACAAGTGCGAACAGGTTTTTCTTTTGATGTGGATGCAGCTCTTGATCTGGTGGATAGTCTCAGAGCAAAAGAAACAGAACTTGAAACACACTTAAAAGAAATCTTTCCACCCATTGAACACAAAGAAGTATTTGTACCAAAGGTCAATAACAAAACACGTGGTTATGTAAAGGGGGTTCCATTTGAAAAAGTTCGACTGGAAGAATTTAATCCTGGATCCAGGCAACAAATTGTCAGTAGGCTCCAGCAGAAGTATGGATGGAAATCAAGTAAATCAACTGAAAAAGGAAACCCTGTCCTTGATGATGACGTACTTGAACAGTTGCCTTACCCAGAAGCCAAACCATTAGCTGAGTACATGCTGATTGAGAAACGTCTTGGTCAGATTGCTGATGGTAAAAATGCTTGGCTTAAGTTAGTCAACAATGAAACAGGATGTATTCATGGTGACGTTGTAACAAACGGATGTATTACTGGTCGCTGCAGTCATCGCAACCCCAACATGGCTCAGGTACCAGCAGCATACTCACCTTACGGAAAAGAATGTAGATCTTTGTTTCATGCACCAGATGGTTGGAACTTAATTGGTGTAGATGCTAAAGCTCTTGAACTTAGGTGCCTTGCTGGTTACCTTGCTTACTGGGATGATGGCGAGTATGCACGTGTAGTAACAGATGAATCAATTGATATTCACGTTTATAATCAAGAACGTTTTGGTGTGGCTACCAGAGACATAAGTAAGCGTTTACTTTATGCTGTGGCTTATGGAGCTGGTGCACTTAAAGCAGGAACTGTTATTGATCCGAATGAAAAAAATGAAGTAGTTCTGCGCAAACTAGGTAGTACTGCAATTAATTCATTCATGGATGGTGTACCAGCACTACGTAAACTTAAAGAGCATCTTGCAAAAACACTACAAGAAAACAATTGGTTACGTGGTTTAGATAAACGTATTCTTTATTGTAGATCAGATTTCAAAGCATTAAATGTTTTATTGCAATCAGCAGGTGCATTAATTATGAAGCAAGTTGTTATTAACATTCATACAGATATGGATGAACTTGGTTATGTACATGGTGTTGATTGGCAACAAGCTGCGATGATTCATGATGAAGTTCAGTTAGCTTGCAAACCCGAATTAACAGACATTCTTAAGTCTGTAGCACTGGATGCTTTTCCAAAGGCTCAACAATTCTTTAACTTCCGTTGTCCTATCGATGGCGATGCTAAAGTAGGCTGCACCTGGTTTGATACGCACTGACATGACTGATTGGAAAGCTACTGCAAAACAACTGCATGAAATTGCAACTTTCTTTTTTCATTCTCATTTTGATTCATCATTAAGAAATGATGGTGCTCTTTTTGAAAAGTATGTAGAGTATTTAGATGAGATAAAAAAAGAATTTTAATTGTTCCGTCCCAGGTATGACGTTAAACTGCCTTACCACCAACTGTTTGATCTCATGAATCTTTCATTCCTTTGTGCACAAACTGCCGAAGCTCCTAAAGAAAAAGCAATTAGCGAAAGCTCTTTTGCAACCGTATGTAATGTGTTGTTGCCTCCAGTAGGTAACAAAGCTCCAACCCCAATTCAACTAAATGTTTATGGTAAAGCTGCTGAACGATTTGCCCGTATTCCAGCCGGTGCACAGATCTACATTCACGGCGCCAAGCTTCGATATGATCTCGATACGAAAACGTATTCCTTACATGGAGGAATTGTTGCGCAAGTTGACGCATCATTCCCAATCCTCAATACAGTTGTTCTCAGCGGACGCTGTGTTAAGGACATCGATCAAGATGATGCACGTGCATTCAAAACTACGGCCGATGGGTTGATGATCTGTAATCAAACCCTTGGTGTTAATACAGGTCGTAATCAATCAGATCTGTTTAACTTCTATGCAATTAACGCTGCAGAAGATAAGTTAAACTATGCTGAACTTCTTGTTAACTTTACACGTAAAGGTGTGGGGCTTACGATCCAGGGGAGACTGGTAACAGATGCCTGGACAGATAAAGAAACCAAAGAGAAGAAGGTTGCTACCAAGATTCAGTTGGTGTCAATGACCTTGGCACCTAAAGGAAACAATGAAGCCAAACCAATTCAACCGCAAACAACCGTTGCTTCTGGCTCAGGAGTAGCTAGCCTGTGGGGTGGAAAGGTTGCTGAAGATCTTGCTGAACCTTGGGGTGCGCAGACTGGTACCAGCCTTCCTGATCTTCCTGGTTACGCAATGGCTTCAGTTACCGATGACGATGGAGAACCTCCTTTCTGATCATGACTGAAAAACAGTTTAACCACTTTGAATTCAAACATGTTGATGATAACACCACAATAACAAACACTGTTAACGCAATGTTTGTTGGTGAAATTATTGATTCATTCATTTGTTTTCTTCGTGGATGCGGTCATTACGACAAAGCAATTTATGAGCACATGTCTTCTGTATCAGAAGAATATTTTGATATGGAAGAACGCCGCAACAATGAACTGTTAAGGAAGTTTAATCTTCCAGCTCCAAACCTTGACCTTGGTCTAAAGTGAGATACGTCCTGGGTACGACGTTAAACTTCCCATCCACCAACTCAACAATCCAATGACTGAATCAGTCCTTGACCTACTAAGAAAACCTGACCCTGCTGAAGAACCCACCAAAGAAACTACTACCGAAAAACTTCCGACCAAAGTTATGACTACTAAGAAAACATCTGCGCTTGCTACCAGGAGCCTTGACTCGTTCAAGCTTTTTCAATCTAAAGAATTTGTTTCGGGGTATCAAAACCTCGTCACGATCCAGCCTCTTAACAAGTCCAAGACACGAGGTTGGTTTGTGCGGAACACAGATCTTGACACTTGCGGATGGAACGCCACTGAAGATCAGTTTGCTAAAGGTTCAGTCATTTGGAACTACAAGCAAACTTTCGGTATGGCTCCCAACACTTCAATTGAAGAGGGACTCAATTTCACTGAGCCTCGAATTCAAATCCTTTTGCGTTCCCCGCTTATGGTGGAAGAAACTTCAGGGATGAGGCAAACGATTGGTACGTTTGATAACCCTGAGGTCAAAGAACTTTGGGATGCAGACAAGGTTGCATCTGATCTTGCTAACAGCAAGGGTGAGATGTACCGTCGTAAGTACAGTGTACGTACCAAGTATCTGGTTTATATCCTGACCCAGGATAACAAACGTGCACACAAGATCCCTATGGTTCTTACCTTGAAGGGACTTAATGGCACGGATGCGAGCGATAAGATCAAGATGTACGAACGTGAGATGTCCAAGTGTTTGAGTAAAGCACTGGACTCTGAAGTGCCGCTTGCATTCAACGAAAAGTTTTATGCAACCACAGTGTTTGTACCAGTGCTTGCTAATGAGATGCGCGGTGCCAACAACGTTGAGATTTGCGCAATTGAATCCTTTGAGATTCCAGAATACAACACTCAAGATGAAGCAATGAGTTCACTGCATCGCCTCAGTATTCCCGATGAAGATCGTGAATCAACTTGGAAGTACCAAGAGATGTTTGATGACTACATCAACCAGCATGCAAAACAAGATGCTGAAAAACTTGGTGGTGCTTACGGAATCAAGCAGGGAGTAGAGATTCTTCCAGTGTCCAGGGCTGTGGATGTAGAAGTAAAAGCTCTTGCATCTGCACAAGATCCTGACACTGGTGAAAACTATTCGTTTTAAGGTTTGATTTCAGGGTTGGCAATTTCATTAGCATCAATCAACACGTTGTTAAAAATGTTAATGTCTTTGACCAACCCTTTAATTATTCCTTGGCGTTGTGTGGCTATCCTCGCCAAGAGGGTAGCCATTTCTTTCAATGTACTTACGGAGTTACACTCTTGAATTGACCGTTTAATTTTCTCTTCCCAAAACAAATCATCAATCGATGGTTCTATATCAAACTTATGTAGGGGAATGTAAACTTCTTCCATAAGTTTCTATTTGAAGATAATTAATTCTACTCACATTAATTAAATGAAACACGAAGAAAAAGTTGCATTTGTTACAGGGATTGCAACTGGTCTGATTACTGGTGGATTAGCTGCTATGATTGGCACGCCCGTCGCCCTTGCCACAGCAGTCTGGGGTACATACAAAATTACTACCAGTGTGTACCAGGCTGAAAAGTTTAAATCCAAATCCTGAGCATGTCAGGAAATCAACACAAACTCAACTCGACCATGACAACCGAACTTATTACTCAACTCAACCAAGCTCAACAAATTATTTACACCCGTAGCAATATCAGACGTGCGTTTCCGGAATTTGATGACACGGAAATCTCCGCAATTTATTTGCGAGATAATTCTGCTATCGTGGTGCGTAACGATGGTACTGAGCAAACTTATGACAGGGAAATGATTAAGGCTGCGTACCAGCAGTTTACATTTCGACTAAAAGATTTTTTCTCTTACCTAGGTCCTAACTTCCGTGGTCCATCCATTTGGCGTCACAATGCATACGTACTCTTCAAAGGTTGGCACTACAGCCACGCACTTGGGCACCTCTCGCCTGCAGCGCAAGCTCAACGTTCGTGGGCGGATAAGTTCATTCACATACAAGATCGGATTAAGCTTGAGACACTATTACAAAGTGATCAGCTTGACCTTGGACATCTGGTTGCCCCTGACGGCTTCCATGTTGTTGAGGAATCTTATTTTGATGCAGGTGAAGATGGTGAGACTGCTGAGGTTAGTAGCAACAAAGAATATGAGAAAGCACCGTACTGCTCTTGCGGATCTTTCCAGCGACAACTAAATAATCTGTCTGAGTTCCAGGCTGAGATTAGTGATTACAAACCTTGGTGTATTCATCTGACCTGGATCAAACGCTACAGACAACTCCTCGTTAAGCGTGGTGAAGTACGTAGTGCAGGTCGTGGTGCAACAGCTCAAGATGCTACTGCTTGGTGGTACGCGCCACCAGAAGGTAAATTAGATAAGGGTCGTTTCTTGGTTCTGTATACCAAACATGGGTCAATGGCCCCACTGCCTGCATGGAAAACCTACAAACCAAAGGAGGTATTCACACAACACGATGCATGGAATCTTTTTGATAACATGTTAGATAACGGCTTTGTTCCTTTCCCAGGACTTGCATTACCTCAGCTAGCAAATGCATGGAAAACAAACAAGACTACAGAGCAGAACTCTGTGTCTCAGGTATGAATCCTGACACCGTCTTTAAACTTCAATGCACATTCATTGAAGAAGAAGATGGTTCTGGTACCATTCACATTGAATGGGATGAGGCAGATGCTGATCTCCAATGGTGGACAGACCTTGGAGAAGAAAAACAAAAACAGTTTATTACTGATGCCTTAACTGCGGCTATTGAACAACACCTTCCTGAGGAATCTTTTGACAATGAACCTTGATACCTACGATCTTCCTGAAGAAGATTTCAAACACCTTGTCCAGAGTAAAGCTGATTTGCTTTGTCAACTACTTAGACAACACGTTATTACGCTTGATGCTTTTGAATTTACTGGTTATTTAAAAGATCCTAAGTTTGTTTGGGATTCGTTCCAGGAAGTTTTGTATGCTGCATCAGAGGATGCACGTGTCATCCAAAAAGAAAAAAACCCTGATGCAATTAAACGGCGTCAGTATTCGTTTGAAAGCAACATCAAAGAGTGATTAACCGTCCTGGGTATGACGTTAAACTACCTACTCATTAATCCAATCCAAACCAATGTTTGAAACTCTTCTTGGTATTGTTGTCCCTGTTCTCAAAGATATTCTTTGGGCAGCATGCGGAGCAATGCTGGCTTATTTGATGAACAAACTCACCAATCACTTTGCTTAAATCATGAACTCAACTCAACAAAAACAAGTTACACAAACTAAACTAAATGAACTGTCCATCTTAAAACTTTACGAACACTATGGTGCCCTGGAGCGCTCTCTTCCTTTGCTTACTACTGAGTCCCAGGAGTTGGCACAAGCTGAGCTGGACCAGTGCAGAAACCTTCGGTCTGAAAAAATAGATCGACTGTACTACGCATGGGTTCACCATGAAGATGCAGTTGAGCGTGCCAAGAAAGAACAAGATCTTTTGATGGCAGCACGTAAACATCACGAGTCTCAGGTCAACAACATTCGTGGTCTTATCAACTGGTTGCGACGGTCTGCACCACTGGATTCCAATCGTATTGTTGGCAAAGACTACGAGTTTGTCTTAAGCAAAAAGAAAGAACTGACTGTTGAAATCTCTACTCCTGTAGAAGAGTGGGACCAACAAGACCAACTTGATTTTTGTTTGAAGCAAACGATCACAACAACGAAAGAAGTTGTGGTAACTTCCATGGAGGGGGAAATGGTTGAACAAACTATTAAACCTGTCACGAAAATTGAAATTATTCCAAATGTCGACAAGCTCTGCCGTGCTTACCAAGAAGGAACCCGTATCCCCCAAGGTGTCAAAATCCACCAAGACTACAACATCAAACGAAATCGCATCCTCCACACCAAAGGAATGGACAATCTTTCATCCGAATATCCAAAAGAGTTTCTATCAGAATCTGACGCCACCGACTGATCTGGAAGATGCACACATCATGTGCCGCTGCCATGAACAAGCAGTAGATGACTTCCAGCTTCAGATTGAAATGGTTGAACTTGAGTTAGCAATGCTTTGTGATAACGGAGATACACTTCCGTACAACGAAGCAAAAGCACAAGAGTTGGAAGAACGTAAGCTTAAATTACTGAGCGGTAAACGGTTCCACCAAAACTCAAGGAATGCTTACTGGTATTACTTGATGAAGGGTAAAGCATGACCGAGGTAAACTAAAGAAAACGTAAGGGGTATCATGGCAACAGACGACGGGTTAGTACGTCTAATTGAATCGTTTACGCAAGGTGGTACCCCGTTACCAGCATTGATTGGTAACAAGTTGGAATGGCAAGCAACAGTATTAACTGCTGCAATGTTGGCTAATGAAAACCTTGCAGCTTCTATGACTGCAGAAGAAATGGTTGATGCCGCCATCAACTACACACACGTTATCCAAGAACGTCTTGGTTATTACCAACAAAATCAAATGCACTCACTTGAACGTTTACTAGAAAAATGATGTAACCTATTTGGGTACCTCACTTCTAGCAATGGAAGCGCCACCTAAAGTAATTCTGGACTTACGGCTTACTATCGATTTAGAAATCGAATGGGACTGCTTTAAAGGTCGCACCAAAGAGCAGTTTATTCAGATGGTTGAAGACGATGTGTTCGATGCCATTCGTGAAGCACGTCCAGAAGTGCAAGAAATTTATCACATGCAAATTCAAGAACGCTCATGAGATTTGACTTTGATTATCAAAAAATCCTTGACAATTGGGATGTAAAAAAAGAACAACAAAAGGTTGACTTTCTTGAACACATGTACAACTGTGCGGGACGGCAACACAAGAGTCATCCAATGCACGGCTTGTACACAGGGCTCTGGCAAGACTTCTGTATTAAAGAAGCTGGTCCTGCCATGCGCGATCAGTACTTTGAGTTCAAGGCTGCGGTAGAAGCTTACGAACAATCGTTAAAAGAATCATCTGCTACTTGACAAAACACTGGCCCATCGTAAGGTGGGCCTAGTTTGAACCAGGCTTATGAATGAACCTACTACTATTCAAGTATTAAAAAAAATTACACAAACCCTTGATCTTACCTTTCTTTCGTATGTAGGTTATCCACCTGACGACGAAGTTCCTTACCCTGAAGAATTCCTTCAGGGATATCACAAGTGTATTGAAGATTTTCTTAATGAAACCCAAAGACTCGGATTTGATTTCGGAGTACAACGCAACCAAAAGACTGGGGAATCCTGCGACGGCTGCTCCGGGGGATGCCAAACAACTACGTGAACACATGCACGACACAACCAACGTAATGCAAACTATTCAAGAGTTAACATCAATGGATCTTAAATCAACTGGCTATAAACAAATGGTAGATGGATTCTGTGACACGCTTGCTGTAGCAGAAGACATGTTCACTGAAGATGAAATATCTAAAGCATTTATTGATGCACTAGAAGAACAACGTTTGTTCTACAAAACTAAAGAACATTTTTACAACAACCTTAAGACAACTCTTCGGTTTAAACTCAATGAAAAATAAACAAATTGACTGGGTTTGTAATGATTGCGGTGTTAAATACGGTAGGTGGTACCAGCCTGGGGCAATTGCTCCCAAGCAGCATTGTGCTACCTATCATCTTGATACCTGTGACGTGTGTGGTACCAGTGATGTAGCAGTAACTGAACCTAGAGATTTTGGATACTTAATTAAGCAGTAGCACCAATGCTAAATAAAACTTCGGCTGCTGTGCCACCAGATTCAGATACAAAGACTGGTTGAATGTATTGCACAGGATGATTGGCTACGTTGTAATGGCTAGTTCCATTAGATGTAATAGTTTGATTTTCAATTACTTTTGACCAGTTTGTACCATCAATTGAACCGTTTAATGCAACAATTACATTGGTATTAATTCCAGACACTGCGTATTTTGGCGCAAGCTTAATGCATGTTTTGGCGAGCTTCCGATGCTGGAAATGGCTGCCCGCGACAGCTCCTGTGCCGAGGCCTAGTAGCGCGGCACGCTGTTGCAAACAGTACATAATTTTGTGTTTTAATTGTGGGATAGTATTGCGCCAGGGTTGAAGTACCCGATCCTGGTGCGGTTAATGCTGGATATGTAATAAACAACCCTTGTTCGTTTATGGTTCTATGTCTTTTTATTTATTTTAAGTCATGCAATTACTGTGTACTAAACTGGAACTAACGACTAAAGACTATGTATACCCCCGGTCCTCAACTGGTGCAGGAGCCTCAAACCCCTCCCCTTCAAGTGGTTCCCCAGGCACAAGAAAAGCCCAAAGCACCTGCTAAATCTAAGGGTACCGATGTTGGTTCTTTTATCCAGCAGTTGATTGCACTGATGGCTTATGTGCACCAGCTCCAGGTACAAAGTCATTTGATTCATTTCAACTATGAGGCTGGAAACTTTTTAGGTGTTCATAAATTTCTTGGTAAACAGTATGAAGCTCACCTTGAACAGTTTGATAAACTAGGTGAGTTTATTCGTTCAATGGATTACTTGCTTCCTATGTGCCACAACGGTTTGATGGAAGCAGGCCCAGAGTTCAAACATTGCACCAGTTACAAGGCAACTGAAATGCTTGGTGTGTACTACAAAAACCTTGAAGAGCTAGGTATGAAAACTAAAAAGCTAGAGCCTGTTGCTGCCAAGGTTGGTGCTATTGATATCCAAAATTACATGGCTGAGTTGTGTGGTGAAGCATTTAAGGCTGCATGGATGATTAAAGCTAGTTTGAGGAATAATTAATAAAATGAACACGCAAAATCCTGTTTTATTTGAACAGTATTTAAATACTGCGCGTTCTTTTAACGCACCAAAAAACTTTTTTAATGCATCTTTGGGAACAGAATATGAAGATATTGCAGGATTGCAACCTCTTCCGTTGCAAAAAATGTTACGACAAATGGGAAGACCGCTTAATAAATTATATAGTGAATTTGAAAAAACTAAAAATGAGTTATATGGAAATGTAACAAGAAAAGAAATAAAACAACAACTTAAACCAAATCCAGAGCGCAATCAAGCAATTATTAATCGTGCTCAAGCAGTTGAAAAAGTTCGTCAAACATGGGATCCACTTGAAGCCGAATGGAAAGAAAGAGAAAATAAATTAAACCCAACCCCTAGAAGTAAACCGAGTCAAGCAAGTTTTAATACATTTGCAAACGTTGCTCGCAGTGTATCGAAAAATGCTTTTGATACACTACTTAAAGTGCCAAATTCTTATGGAATACTTGGGGACATAAGCGATTATTTAACTCCAGGACAAATAAATGTTCTTGAGCAAGGAGTACAAGAACAACTAAAACAAGGTGTAAATACCAACAAATTAATCTATGAAGCAAGTGGTGAAAACATAAATACTGGTCGAGGAAATGTTCAGGGAGCAATTAAAAAAGCCATAAGTAAATTTGCAGGTACAACAAATGAAAGTATGATTGATTATATAAAACAAAAAAATGCTTTAGGACCTCAACAGTGGCTTCAAAAGTATATAAAACAGACGGATCCTCCTTTAATTGTACCCGGTGTTCAAAATCAATTTGAAGGTGTTTAATTAACCCAATGTTCTAACCGATGACAGTTAGCGCATAACGGAATACATTTGTCGATCTCTTCTTGGATACGCCGCCAAGCGTAGCCTTGAGTTAAAAGTTCTGATACACTTTTATCTTTATCTCCTTTGTGGTGAAAATCTAATACGCGGTAATCGGTTAGTCCACAACGTTTACAAGCTAACGTTTTTTTGTACTCCAAAACTTTTTCTTTGTTTCGTTGAAGTGTGCTTTTGGTTGATGGCACAGGCTTCTTAAAACATGTACACTGAGTATAGCTAATTTATTCACATGGAACCGGAAGATACCTACTTACTATTTCTGCGTATTGACCCAGGGGCAGATTATGGAAAGATTAAATTAGGTCAACTGGAGCTGACTTGGTTTAATCCAGACGGGTGTGATGACGGATCCTTTTATCTGGGCTGGGGACAATATTGGGAATTACGCACGGCGTACTACAGATCATATGACATGTTCACAGGAAAGTTTGATAATGATTACAACTTTCCTGACTGGGAAATTATCTGTTACCAACCAGAGTTAGGCAGTTGGAAACGTAGTGTCAACATCACTGGACGTGTGATGGATCTTGTTAATCGCGTTAAACGATTGTTTGGTAAGTAATCGACCGGACTGGAATCGAACCAGCTATCCAACTCCCTTGTCGGGGTGTCCTTACCAATGGACTAACGGTCGGTGTGCCCCCAGGTTTGAGCATCGTTGAGAGGCTTAGGGGGTCAACGCAGGGGTGATCAAATCCCTGGCCTACCGAAGTAGGACTTAGCACAGACTCAAAAACGATAAAGCGTATCTGAGCTGGAACCCTACCGGCAGAGCAGTAGGGGTGGTAGATGGACCAGGTGTGTCGCCTTCTGAGCTATGTGCTCAACGCGCACAGGGACCTGGTCTCTATCTCTCAAATTATAACAAAAAAATCCTGGTTGCTCAAGCCAGGACATCGAACTTTCGGAATCCCTCCTTAGGATTTTGAGCAGTTTAAGTATAGGTTATTTTTTCTTCTTGGCGGCAGCTTCTTTCTTTTTCGCAATCATTTCTTTAAACTTGTCACGGGCAGCAGCTTGTTTGTCAGTTGCGCCACCTTTGTTTTTAGCTGCAGCTTCTTTGCCTTTCCGGGGCATTGCTTTACCTTTGGGAGGAACAGGCTTTTTCTTTTCCATTGGAATACTTATTCTTTGTTAATTATAAATCACTTCTTTTTCGTTGGTTTAGATTGTCTTGCTTTTTTGCCAGCCTCTTTGGCGGCCTTGGTGTTAGGTACAAATTGTTTACCGGACTTACTAGCTTCTTTCTTTTTGCGATCAGTTTTCTCACGTTCTTCTTTTGATAAAGAAGCCCATGCTTTCTCTGGTAAGTATCGCTTAGTATGCCCAGGTTGGATAGCTTTATCGACAGCCATTACTTTGACTCCTTGTATTTTTTAGCAGCAGACTTAGCTTTCTGCCTCTTTTCATATTCATCTTTAGTGGACCATTTCTCTTTGCCCCACTTCTCTAAATCTTTTTGTTTCTCGCCCTTGCCACCTTTGTATCCACCGCCAGCTTCTTTGTATTCTTGTGCCACAAGTTGAGCCTTCCTAGCACTCCATTGGCCCGCCTTCCCACCTTTGGTACCAGCCATTACGCGATTTTTAATTCGTTCACGTAACTCTGGTTTTGTGTACTTACTATCGTCTTGCGCCACGCACAGACCCAACCAACTATTTACCTATTGTACTTGAGGTTAATGGGGCGCAGTCCCGGATGACTTGTTGGGGCTACCAAACTTTTGCATGATCTCGTCCATCTGTTCAATGGATTCAACACGCATCAGCAGTTCAGAAATAGTAGTAATGCAAAGGGGATGCTCAGAACGTGCAGCAAATGCAAGTGCATCACGCAGGTGAGTTGCTGCTTGGTTAAGAGATTCTTTTACTTGGGTGCTAAGAGACATTTGAGATTCACTCGGTCCTTTTAATATAATCGTATTTGGAAACACTTGGTGTCAGCGGTCAGACTTTATGTAGTATAGGAATCCTATACATAACAATATCGTCACACCCAAGTGCGGTAAACGCGAAACAAATGTTTGTGGTGTCGCAGTCCCATTGATTTGTTCGTGGGTTGATATCCGAAAAACGCAGCCCAATCATAAATGGTTTTGCGTCATACACGCAGAAACAATTAAAGGTCGAGGCAGTTTTTAGGCTCATTGGGAGATCAGAAATTTTTGGGCCAAAATATTCGGAATCATCTGCGTTAATTCTTGTGGCCCAGCTATCGTAGATCCAATCTTTTACTCCATGCCCAGGGGGAAGAACACTGTATCCAGAAGTGATATGGTGTCTGGTACCAAGGAGTTTGCTTACTTCCTCGATGGAATACGATACATCTGGTTCAATACAGATAACTTGATCATATTCAACCAGGCCAATTAATTCGTCTGCCTTATTTAAGGTTCGGTTACGTGCCTGCGCTAAGTAACGGACACGTTCCTCTGCTTTGATTGAACCAAAGTATGGCCACCCACAGTCCTCAATCTCAATTGAAACAATACCAAAATGAGGTTTGAGTTTCTTTTGGACCAGATTTAGGACCTGTTTGGTGTTGTCTGTTGAGTCATTTTCGAATACGTATAGGTCAAACTGATGTTGTTTGTTGTATTTGGTAAGTGCAATTAATTGTTCGCACCAGGTTGGAATGTGGATTCCACGGTTGCGAATGATGGTAGAGATTAAGAAGCGCATTTGTAAAGCTCCTCACTAAGACGAAGGATTTGAAATTGGTTTACAAAGTGGTTGTTACCAATGTAAAAAGCATGGGTATGAATCTCTTCACTGTTCGGTAGGTACGGTTGTTGCTTGTAGTCAGACATAAAGGGCTGCCTGAGTAGATTACCTACTAGAAACGGTCGAGTTTCAACACCCATCTCTTTGAGTTGATCTTTAAGGATTTGTTTAGTTTCTGGTGATTTGCAATGGAATGGAAGTGTCATTGCACTGTTACCCACGGGAGATGGGAGGGATTTGATCCAGGGGTGACCAGCTAAACAGTTGACAAAGAAGAAGTAGTTTTTTTGTCGTTGCTTAATGAAAGAGTCGAGCTTCCTAAGTTGAACCAGGCCAAGGACAGCGCCAATTTCTGTGTTCCGAAAGTTGTAGCCTTCGGTTGGGAATAGGAATGACGGATCAATGTCAGGGGTTAGGCGTTCCTCCAGCTCACGGTATTTACCAAACATCTCGCGGGACATCCCATGAGAACGTTTGGCTCTCATTAGATTGTAAAGATCTTCGTCATCAGTGCAGACCATACCCCCTTCAATTGTTGTCATGTGATGACCAAAGTAAAAGGAGAAGGTTGACCCAAGTCCTTTATTACCCACCTTCTTGAAGTCGCCATTCAGAGCACCATGGGATTCGCAGCAGTCTTCTAGGATGATGGCGTTGGGCCAGAACTTTTTCACTTGGTCCAGGCGATTGGCAAACCCCATGATGTGCGTTGCATACACCACATCTGGTTCAATACCAACATCGTGATATCGTTTTAGAGACGCATAAGTTGGTGAGTAGTCAACGTAGTCGATGTCATAGAAAAAAATATCGTGTCCTTGCTGCTTAAACGTTGAGATGTTTGTGGCCCAGTTGACGGCAGGGCACAAGATTTTTAATTTGGTTTTCTTTCCAAAGAACAGGTCCCGTACTGAATCCAGTAGTAGGGTGTTAGCTGTTGTACCACTGCTGACGAAGAGGGAGTATTTGCGTCCTTGCCATTTGGACCATGCTTTTTCAAATTCAAGACACTTTGGACCGTTGGTAAAACGGTCGGAGGTAAGAATAAATTTGATCAGTGCAAACTTTTCGTCAAACCCAATGGTATTTTTTTGAAGAGGCCAATCAAATTTGGTCATTCCTCAAACCTTTCTTATTCGTTATACTGCCAGTATAAAGAATAAATCAAATGAAAAAAGCTTTGGTGACAGGAATTACTGGCCAAGATGGTGCATATCTCACCAAATTACTGGTGGATGAGGGGTACCAGGTGATGGGGTTGGTTAGGAACAATGCAAATCCAGGGAAGCTAAATAAACTCAAGTGGATTTTTGATGGGTCCGTACCAGGGGAAGTGCAGTTTGAGTACTCAGATATGACTGATGCAACATCAATGCATCGGCTTGTGGATTCTTTTGGACCAGATGAGGTGTACAACTTGGCGGCCCAGAGTCATGTGGGTGTCAGTTTTAAGTCTCCAGGAAGTACGGCACATATCAATGCACTTGGAGTCCTTAATATTTTGGAAGCATGTCGCAACACAAAACACATGCCTAAGTTTTACCAGGCATCAACGTCGGAGATGTTTGGGAAGGTGAGGGAAGTTCCGCAGAATGAGGGAACGTATTTCCATCCGCGTAGTCCGTATGGTGTCGCCAAGTTGTTTGGGTACTGGCTAACGGTTAACTACCGAGAAAGCTATGGACTGTTCGGTTGTAATGGCATCCTCTTCAACCACGAATCTCCCATCCGGGGAGAAGAGTTTGTCACTCGGAAGATTACGAAGGGTGTAGCAGGTGTTTGGGCTGGGTCCCAGGATTGGATTGAGTTGGGGAATTTAGATGCACGTAGAGATTGGGGTCATGCAAAAGATTATGTGAGAGCAATGTACCTCATGCTCCAGAGGGAGGAGGGTCCGTTGGATTATGTGATTGCAACTGGGATTCAGACTAGTGTTCGTACCTTTTGTGAGAAAGCGTTTAAAGCTGCGGGCCTTGATTTAAGTTGGCGTGGGAAAGGTGTTGATGAAGTTGGGTACTGCTACCGACTTGGTAAAGAAGTAATCAAAATTAATCCTGAGTATTACCGTCCGGCAGAAGTAGATACTCTCCTTGGAGATTCAAAACAAGCAGAAGAATTGCTTGGGTGGGCACCAGAGATTTCGTTGGATGAGTTGGTTTTTGAAATGGTTGACCACGATCTCAGGCAAATTAACGTTTAACGAATGTTGCCATGAGACTACTGGAGAGTCTTTCCTGGTGCATCCGTACTACATCGGGGTGGGGAACCACCTCTTTTTTGTGGATGACTTCGGCCTGCAACGAGGGATCTGCGATCACAAGGTAGTCATTTAAACGGATGCCCTTACAAAATTCCCAGTGTTCGACACCGTCGATGACTGACCAATTCACTTCGTCAAGAGCTTCTGCTTTAATCATGGCGATTGAACCAAATGCACTATTGCAAGAAACTGGTTTGTTTTGGTCCCACAGGTCGCGATCTTCTTTGGTAAGAAATGGGTTGGCAGCAAAGGTCATGCACTGAGTCCCATGAGAATCAAGGAGCGACCAACTATCAAAGTAAGAAGGGCGGTCAGTATCCTCAATAAAATCACGAACGTTTTGCGTTGTGTTGGGAGAGACCATTCCCCAATCCTCATTCGAATCCAATCGATCGATCATTCCAGTGATGAGGGAAGGTTCCCAGTGCACATCACTGTCAGCAACCAAGAGGTAATCGAAGTTGTAATAATTACTTAACAGTTGGAGTGCCATGTTGCGGTACCTGGCTTGGTAACGGACGCGTTCCAAGGAGGCGACACTTCCCCATTTGGGTGCACCAATCCGTTCTGAAACCACAAAACCCATCCGATCTTTCAGCCAGGACTGGAGAAGTTGAGGAGTTTTGTCCTCTGAATCATTCTCAAAAAATCCGTAAACTGTGTTAATTCCCTTTTCCAGCAAGACTTCTTCCATCTCATCAAACTGTGAGAGGGAATACTTTAAATAAGATTCGGAGTCGCGCCAAAGGGAAAGGACTGCAAGAGTTGCGGTCATAGCTCGATACGAATGTAATCAATTTTTTGGTTGATGAGCATCGCTTCGTGGGCGTCGGCATCCTCTTTGTCAATATCTTCGAACACTTGATCTAAACGCGGGGGCTCATCCGTTAAGTCTTCGTAGTAAAAACGGGTAAGATCTGCGGTCATTTTTCTGGGGTCCCAGTGCTCATAGCGTAGCGCAGAATTTTAAAAAAGAATTAGAATATAAGGAATACACACAATCTTTCATGGTTGTAGCTGATATTCCGACCGAACCTTGGCACCAGCGGTACATTGAGGAGCCTGAGCTTCTTGAGGAGTTAAACTCTAAGCCTGCACGAGTAGAGATAAATGGTAAGCGCCACTACCACACTCCGTTCCTAACTGGTCCAGCGCCATCGGTAACAACGATTATTGGCCAGACGGCATCAGAAGCCAACAAAAAAAAGTTGGAGATGTGGGCCAAAAACAACCCAGGGAAGAAGGAAGCTGCTGCAGAGCGTGGTACTTCGATCCACTCCTGTATGGAGCATTACCTCAAACGGGAAGAGTTTTCTGTACCAGAAGAGTATTCGAAGTTTTGGGATGGGATGCCACCAATGTTGGATCAGTTCCAGGAAGTTATCTGGGCTGAAACACCGCTGTGGGAAAAACATAAGTTTGCATTATCAGATGATGGTGTTGGCAGGGTATGGGGTTGTGATGATGACGGACGAGCATGGGCTGGATCACCAGACATCATTGGTGTAGCTGGAAATAAACTGACGCTTGCCGACTTAAAAACTTCGAACGGTCCGTACCACAGGCGGTGGCCTAAAACTTTGGAGAAAGGTTCGCCTGAATGGAGACAAGGGCTGGGCGGATATATGAAGTTCTCAAAGTGCTGTCTTCAGTTGGGTGCTTACGACCTGGGGATTGAACAGACTTTGGGGATGAGGGTCCAGCAAGGAGCCATTTTGGTTGCAACGGAAGAACGTACGCAACTCTTCATTATTACCAGGAATCACCTCAATATTATGAGGGAGAAATGGTTGAAGGTAGTAAAAGAGTACTACGATCAAATTAAAGAGGTAGATGATTATGACCCCGATCTGGTCTGAGATTTGGAAGGCGCTACTCAAGTGGTGGAAGAAGGTTTGGTTTGAAGCCAAGCTAACGGCTCGTCTCAAGATGATCGAACTTGAGAACCAGTGGGAATCGGAGCAGGAGCGGAAGGAAAGATTTGAACCGGTCTACCAGGAGAAGGAGGTTGATGATGAACTGCAAACAGGAGAATCCCGGTTGCTCGGAGGAGAGATGCGACTCGTTGCCAAATGGGTTGCAGAAGCTGAGGCAGAAGTGGAAAAACTTAACGGAAGAGGAGAAACAGGCGAGAATTCAACTAGCAGTTGAGTCCTCATCCAGGATTGAGTCCAATAAGACTTGCTGATCTTAGTTAAGTTATAAGGTTGCAGGAAGGTTGGGCAGCGTAGGATAAAAGAACTGAAAACAAATCCGCCCCATGGACATCCCCGTGTCAACTGGGGAGTGGATGCAATCCCTTTGTCTTCGCATGAATAGTGCGATGGAAGGAGATTGTTTTCTTCTCCCAACTGAAATGCATCTCCATGCTTTCAATTTGATTAAGGATACACAGTTCAATGGACGAGATTTTAAAGTAAAAGTTACTTCCCAGGAGACATGCGTATGACAAACGCTAATAGTATGAATTTACTGCCAGGGGAGATCAATTTGGATTGGGTGCCACTGGAATGGCCCCTTACTCCGTTGGGAGAAAGTAAAAATCCTTATCTGACAGGTTGGCAGAACAAACCGCAAACCAAAGAAGAGATTGCGGCAGAGATTAAAGATGGTCACTGCCATGCTGTTGGTTTGATTGGTGGTCCTTGCTACAACCACCCGTACGGTTTTGTATGGGTAGACGTTGATGGGCCGAGTGTTTATCAGTTGGTTGAGCAGGTGTCGGGTTATGTATTTGAACAGGCACTTCCTCCAACCTTAACAATTTGCAGCGGCAAAGAAGGAAGAGAACGCCGATTGTATAAATTGTTACAAAAAGATTGGGAGCATTTAATCCGCAACAAGTACGTCTGGCATTCCGACGCGGAAAAAGAAAAACTAGAGATTCTTTGGAGGCGGCACCAGGGTGTGTTGATGGGGTCTCATCCGGAAACTGCTGGTTACTTCACGCCAGAAGGGTTGGGATTTGAGTGGTGTTCTACAATTCCTGAACTTCCGTCCTGGATCTTGGAAGGTATTAAGAATAAAAACGAACGGCAGGGTTTTCCGGCAGAAGAGAGGGGTCGGGTGGTAGGACCAGGGTTTGCAATCAATACCAGGATTTCATTGGAAAGGGATATTCAACTTGCTATTGAAGCTACTTGGGCCATGCCCCCGGAAGCTGCAGATGATTATGACATCTGGATTACGGCGGGCCAGGCACTTCATTCACTCGATGAGTCACTCCTTGATGTTTGGGAAGACTGGTCCAAACAGAGTGATAAGTATCGGCCAGGTGAGTGCCAGCGGAGGTGGAAATCATTCTCGAAGAGTGGTGGACGGGGGGTCGGCTCTCTCATTCATATCGCAAAAGAAAATGGTTGGCAACCAAAAGAACACCCGGCTGCACTTAATGTCTCTGATGACATGCTCGATCACATCACCAAAGTACTAGAAGAGGCTGAAAAAAACATGGCACCTGTAATGGAAGCTGAGCTGCAAGAAGTGCGGCAAGAAACCAAGCAACAAAAAAGACTGCGTGGTAAAGAAGATGGGGATGACAGTAAAACAAAAAATAAAGCGGCTAGTGAAATTTCAGACATGCTGTTAACTCTTTATAAAGGTGATTTGAGATTCAGTATTCCTCACAGTCAATTCTTTATGTACCAGCGGGAGAGGGCTGGTCTCTGGTCTCCGATCATGAAAGTTGAAATGATGGGAGACATCCGAAACAAACTACAAGATCCGGCAATAAGTAAACTAATTCCTCAGGGATTTACGGCTCGATTCCTAAATGATGTATACGAGCAGCTTCAGGCAGTGCTGTGTATAAAAGAATGGTATGAAGGGAATAAGTACCTACTGTTTACCAACGGGGTGTTGGATGTAACAACTAGGGAATTACTTCCGTTTAAGAGGGAGCTGTACCTGACACAACAGATTCCGTACGCATACAACCCAGCGGCTACCTGTGAACCAATCGTTAAGTGGTTGAAGCACACACAATTTGATAACTGGCAGCGGACTCAGGTGTTAAGAGCTTGGTTACGTGCCACCCTGTTGAGTACTTACGAGATCCAGAAGTTTATTGAGATTGTTGGACCAGGGAAGTCAGGGAAGTCGACGTATGCAAACCTGGCTGTAGCACTGGTTGGTAAGAAGAATGTGTACTCAACTGACTTTGAGAACCTGGAAAAGAACCGGTTTGAAGCAGCGAGTTACATGGGTAAGAAGTTGCTGCTGTTCCAAGATGCAGATAGGTGGGGTGGTTCGGTCTCCAGGTTGAAGGCAATTACTGGTAACGACTGGATTCGTGCAGAACGTAAGTATCAGAATGAGAATTACGAACCGTTCCAGTTCAAGGGGTTGGTAATCGTCACTGCTAACGAAGCCATCCAGTCAACTGACTACACATCTGGTTTGGCACGTCGGCGTTTAACTGTTCCATTCGATCGTCCGTTTACTGGTGGTTCCAGTGAGCAGAGGGATCTCATCAAGTTCAACACGAAGGGTGAACCTCAGGGTGAGTTTGCGGCATTGCTTCCAGGACTGGTGAACTGGTTGTTGGACATGACAGAAACAGAAATGAGAGAGTACTTGATGGAAACCAACCAGAAGGTGGAGTTCTTTAAGAAGTACTCGCACACACAAAACCTGCGTTCCAACTCAATTTTGGATTGGATGGCGCACAAGGTTGTGTACGAACCAGGGGTGTCGGCTGCTATAGGTTTTGTGAAGATTGAGGCACCTGGAAATACACATATGTACAAATACCAAGAACAGTGGTTATATCCAAGTTACGCAGCGTTCTGTAAAGAGTGCAACGTAAATGTTATGTCTCGGAACCGGTTTGAACCGTTGTTCCTTGACATTTGTAAGCACCAGCTTAATTTAAATGTGTATAGCGTAAGAAATAAAAAAGGAATGCGGGTGTTTAATGTAGCTGTTCGAGGTTCGGATCCAAAGTATGAGGGGTATCCCAGTGCCGTAACAGCGGCTGCCAACCCGGATAAGTTTGAACCAAATTATGGGGTGAAAATAAAAGCAGATCCTAATGCGAGAATGGAGGATATTGATGAAGATTGGTTAGATGAGTAAACAGGGGCATCATGTCATCCTTGATTTGTACGGCTGTGATCCGTACGTCTTGGATGACTATGACTATCTGTATAAAGTGATGCGTGATGCCATGGAATTGGCTAATGCACACCTCTTGGATTTGGCTGGACATAAGTTTGAACCACAAGGTGTGACCTTATTGGCACTACTGGCTGAGTCCCATGCATCAATTCATACTTGGCCCCAGGAGGAGTATGCAGCGTTGGATGTTTATACCTGTGGAGAGAATATGAATACAAGAAAAGCTGTTGAATATTGGAAAGAAAAACTACGTGCAAAAACAACAAAAGAAAAAGAGTTGCTACGCTCAATAACCCCTAGCTAATTGTGATTTAAGTTCTTTAATTTTTTTATCTTTTTCATTTTCAATTCCCATGGCATTTGATATCATTCCTCCTACTCCTATTCCAGTAACAACACCAATTTCATCTCCGGCAAAACGACCTATTGCGCGTCCAATATGTTCACCCGTAATTGATGTCGGTTCTTTTAATAAGGCTTCGTAAATCTCTCCAATGTCTTGACCGATACCTGGAATTTCTTTTCCGCTTGTTTTTTGGGCCATCCGAGCTAAGTTTTCATCTAGTCGAGAAGAGGCTTGTGTATTAATTAAATCTTCAACTTGGTTAAAACCTTGGTTCATCATTTGATTTGCTTTTGCTGCAACCTGACTACGCATTTCAGGAGTCAAATTTTCCAGGGTTTCTAAGGCCGCCATTCCCTGGCCTGCTTGACTCACTTGAGCATGGTACT